GGGGAGTTCGGCGAGGGGCGGCATGTCGAGCTGGTCGGCGAGTTTTTCGATGGGGCCGCAGTCGGGGCACTCGATGAACTCCCAGAGTTTGGCGTTCTCGCCGGTCAGCTTGCCGAGGGCGGCGGCGAGCCGGTCGTTTTCGTCGGTGATGGTGAAGGTGCGGGCGATGACGGCGTCGAGGGTGCCGAGGACTGTCCAGAGGACCTGTGCGGCGTTGTGTGCGCGGGCTGGGGTGGGGTTGGCCTGGTAGTCGGTGGCGAGGGTGCGTGCTCGGGCGATGGGGTCGGGCCTGGCCGGCTGGGTCATGGTGCGGCGGTGGAAGGGGCAGCCGGGTCCGCAGTCCTGTTCGGTTCGGCCTTCGGCGGCGCTGCGGCCTTTCCAGTTCTGGCAGCAACCGGTGTGGCGGTGTTCGGGGTCTCCGCAGACGGGGAGCAGGGGCGGTGGCTGGGTCATGTCGGGTCTCCTGTTGTTGTAAGTCCTCGGCGACAGAGCGAGCATTGACGGAGTTTGCTGTTTTCGAGGCCGTGTTCGCACCGGTTTTTTGATCTTCCTAAGGGCTCGCGCTTACCCCCTAGATTTCCCCCTAGGTTTTGGGGAGCGCCCCCTGTGGAGTGTTCAAGGGATATGGGTACTCCCCTAGGGAGTACTGATTCGGCTTTCAGTACTCCCCTGGGGAGTACTGATCCGTCTTTAAGTACTCCCCTAGGGAGTACTGATTCTTCGCCATGATCGGGCTCTGTAAGCACGTCCGTCGATGGTTTCAGTACTCCCGTGGGGAGTACTGATTCGCCTCGCTTCTTGGCTTCCTCGGCGGCCTTCTTCTTCGCGTAGACGCGGGCGTTCGCGGCCTTCTTCTTCTCCCGCTCGCTCAACACCTTCGATCGCTGGGCGTCCGGGTCAAGGATCTCGGCGCGTTCCTGGATGTCGGGGTGGATGATCAGCCAGTACTCGTTCGTCGTGTCCGGCTCCCCCGGGTGGCGACCCCGGCGCCCCTCATGCGCAACGAACAGCAGGCCCAGCTCACGAGCGCGACGCAGCGCCTCCCCGACCTTCGCGGGCCCCGTGTCCGCTTCGACGGCGAGCCACGCCAGACCTCGGCGGGCACCCATGCCGTTCTTGCGGGCCGTGTCGGATAGGACGTGGAGGATGTACCGCTGGCCCTGGGTCAGCCCCTCGACACGCCGCACGAAAGCACGCCACGCCCACGGTGCCGCCAAATATTCGCGATACTCCGCGTGAGCAGGCGTTGCAGGTGGGAGATCAGTTTCGTCATCCCAAGGTGCTGCGCTAGAATCCATATGCGTTACGCCTTCTTCGTCGTCGTCGTGCGCCCCGTTTTACCCGGCTCGCCTGGAGTCCGACCTCCTGAGCCAGTTCTGATCATACGAGCGCGAGGCCTCCCGAACCAACCGGGGGGCCTCGCTCGTTTCATTATCCCACGCCTGCTGCCTGCCGTTTCAGGGCGGTGCACCTCGCGTCCCAGGCGCCGGCTGGCATGCGGCTGCGGGTGGCGGTTTTGGGGACGGTGTGCCCGTTGGGTGCGATGGTTTCGTGGGTGCAGGATCCGCAGCGGGCGGTGTACCAGGTGACGCGGCCGGTGGTGTGGGTGGGTGTGGGGAACAGGTACCCACCGCATCCGCACCCGCCTACGGGCGCTTTCTGGTCGAGCGCGGTCGCCCATTCGGTGGCATTGATTGTGCCGTTGTGGTCGAGGATTCTGGGGTACAGGGCTGTCATGTTCGGTCCTTTCATTGACATTGCCCAATGATCTTGTCACCCTTTCGGCATGACCGCCATCATTATCCCCGCACTCTTCTTCACCATCGGACTCGCCACCGAAGGCCGCACCGTCTACCGCCAGGTGCGCTCCCTGCGCGCCATGTACACGCTCCGGCGCACCACCACCAGCAAACGACTGCGCAAGCAGATCCGCCAGCAGCATGCCGCACAAGAGCAGGTCCGCCGCGCCACCACCGTAGATCCATGGCTCGGGCGCGGCGGAACCCACCTGTTTATCGACGCCTAACCCGGCATCAACGGGTCCGGCGGCATCTCCGCCAGCATCTTGCCGAGCACGTGCCGGATCTCCGTGATGTCGGCGCGGCGCAGGCGCAACGGGCCACCCCGCATCATCTCGATGTCGACGACCGGGATCTCCCACCGCTGATCCTGCTCCACCCAATCGCCCATGATGCCGTGGCTCAACCGCAGGACACCACTGATCGTCCGCATGTCGTGGTTCGTGAGGACCGGCACCAACCAGTCGCGGTGCGCGGCCAGGAAGCCGCCCTCGGTGCCGGCCGCTGGGTCGATCAGCCACACCCAGTCCTCGGCCAGCTCGACACCGGCGAGAAAGGTCGATGACACGATGACGACCGATGGGCCTTCTCCTCGGATCCGGTAACGCGGGGCACCGGGTGCGATCTCGTTCCGGGCTTTTGCCATCAGTCCTCCTGCCATGTGCGGGGAGTACGGGCCGAGCCCCCCGAAGTTGTGGACCAACGGCACCCCATCCGGGCCTCTCCCCACCGGCGCATGGCCTTCCTCCAACACGCACTGGATCGCGAACCCCGAGCTCGAACGCACAGGGCACTGCGGGCGCGTCGGCGGCGGACCGTTCTGGAACGGCTCATCCATCGGTTCGGTCCTTCCTGGTTGCTTCGTACATCTGCTCGTCCAACTCCATGACGAGCGCAGCCCGCGCCGGATCCCAGCCGATGACCTGGTACCACACCAGACCACCGTTCGCGTGCCGGCCCATGGAAATAGCCCCATCGCGTCCGACAGAGATCCCGGCGAAGCGCTCCCGAGAGAGGATTTCGAGGTCGAGCAGGATCACCAACGGGACCTCGCCCGTGACCTCGGGTTCCGTTGTCTGGTACGTAAGGCATTTGTACCCGGTCAGCAGCTCACCGCGGGCCCATACCGCGCCGCATTTGCAGGCGTGTACCCCTGCGTGACCCGGGTTCCGGTCGCAGCGGTGCGTCTTGTCCGCCTCCGCCAACCCCGGCGTCGACCGGTACACGCAGTAATCGAACCGGTCCGGCGGACACGTACCCTCCTCGGGCGGCGTCACATCAGCGCACTTCTGGTCACTCATTCGGGGCCTCGCTGGGTTCGATGGCGCCGAGGATGACGAGCATGGCCCGCACGTAGTCCACGCCGTGGTCGGGGAGCGGCACGGTGACCGTGGTCCCCATCAGTGGCATGACGACCGTGACAACCGGCTGGTAGCCAATGTCGCGGTAGTTGAGGGTGAGGTGCCACACGCCGCGCGCGTTGGTCCAGGTCGCGGTTGCCGGGCCGGCAGAGAAGAACCGGTGCTCCGGGGTGAGGGCCATGATCGATTCGGCGTGCGCTTCACGCTGGTTCGAGTCGGTCACCTCGGTCAGCGACTCGCGGATCTCGTCGGCAGTGCGGGGGACGGGGAGGATCATTCGGTGGTCTCCATGTCTGGGTAGTCGAAGGCGTCCGGGCCGAGCAGCGACTCAACGTGCTCGGCGTAGCCCTCCTGGTCCTTGCCCATGCTGAGGATCTCGCGGACGCATTGCCCCTGGTCTGCGTTGTATCGGCCGGGATGGCGGGCGTCGTCCTCGGCCATCCCGAACAGGGTCACGATGACGACAGCGGCTTCGCGGAGGGTCAGGGGATGGCTTGTGCCTCGGTGCATCCGGCACGGGATCTCGACGGTGGCCAGCGCATTGACCGCATCGACGACAGCCTGAGCGGCGGCGTTGAGGTCCACGACGAGTTCGCGACCAGCGGGGCGCCCTTCGATGCGTTCGGCTGATGTTGCGAGGTCGTGGATGATGGCCCGGATCTCGGCGGGTAGGACATCGAGGGTCATTCGGGCACCTCCGTGAAGTCGCGGCGGAATTCTTCGTCGTCCATGATCGTGTACGCGTCCTCGGCCCAGCGGACCACCCACATGCCGGGGAGCAGGGTTTCCCACGACCGGTGCGTGCACGTGAGGACCGCCGCCAAGTCTTCGTCGTTCTCGGCAGCGAGGTTGTAGTCGAACGAGCCCGGAGGGACGAACGTGTCCAGGATTTCGATGGACTCCCGGATCTTCCCCGGCACAAGCTGTTCGGCGTGGACGGTGGCAGGGTTACGCTCGTACTTCATGATCACTCCATTTCGGCGAGGTACTTTGCCCACATGTTGCGAATGACCTGCTCGCCGACCTGGCCGACGGTGCGGGCCGCGTCGCGCTCGATGCACGTCTCGATCGGCACGTCGGTGAAGTCCTGTACCACTACGCGGCAGCTAGCCTCATAGCTGAGTCGCAGAAAGCGCCCTCGATGCTCCGCGCGCATGTTCGTGTCATCCACGATCAGGTCTTGGCCTGCGTCGAGAAGCGCGGCGATCCCGGCGAACTGGACCTTGGTGACCGCGTCTTCGTGCTCGCGACGCCCGGTGTAACCGCCGAACATGATCTCCCGCAGCCCGTCACGGTTCAACCGCGCCGCGCCAGTCCGGCCAGCTTCCGCTTTGGCCCACGTCGTTTTCCCCGACCCGGGCAGGCCCACGGTGATGGTAAGCAGGCTCACAGGTCCACCTCGGTTGGCTGATAGGTGATGCCGAAGACATGCCTGAGGTTCACGAAGTCCGCATCGTTGTTGGCGTTGACGAGTTCGATGAACCCGTGCCCGTGGCGGATGGTGTCCCGGATTTCCTCGGCGTCGTCTGCGTTCTTGGCGCGCAGTGTCTCGGTGTCACCGTTGGACCAGACGATCCGGAAGTCGTGCCGGATGCGCTTCAGCTCGGCGGTCCATGCCGGTCTGTCGTGGTGCTCGTCGTCCTCGATCCACCGAACCACGGTGTAGGGGGAGTGCTCGGCGACCTTCTCGGTTGCCCACCTCTGGGCCCAGTCCGAGTGAGCTAGATCGTTGATATTGCCTTCGCTGCTGTTCAACGGCGTCCATGACGGATCGTCGGACTCGATGAGCCATCGTGCGCGCGGGACGAAGGAGAGGGCGCGCCCGTGAAATTCCTTTATCGGGACGTTGGCGAGGCGGAGGGTGAATGTGGGTGCCATGGGGCTCCTTCGGTGGCGTTGTTGTGTCCACCATATCATGCGTGATACGGTCGACAACATGCAAGCCGTACTCGACACCCTACGAGCCGAACTCGCCGAGAAACAGATCAGCCAACGCGTCCTCGGCGACAGGATCGACCGCACCCAGCAATGGGTACTACACCACCTCGCCGGGAACTACGTCCTCAGCATGGAAGACTTCATGCTCTTCTGCGCCGGCATCGACATCGACCCCATCACCACCCTCGCCAAAGCCCTCAAACAGTGAAAGCCACACCGAAGTGTGGCTTTCACCCGAAGGAGCACCAATGCCAGCGAACCCGCATCGCTCCGCTGAACCAGGTACGCCCACCATCGTAACCCCCCTCTGCGCATGGTGTCGAATGCACCCCGCAGAAAACGGCGACTACTGCTGCGAACTGCACCAGGAAGCCCACGCGAAGGGCTGGCCCCACCCGAAACCGGCGCCCTACACCTACGATGACGGGTTCGGCTGCTGCGTCTGGTGCGGCATCCAGCTCCGACACCCAGACTGCTGCGGCGGCAACCACCCCGACGCACACTCACTCTCCGCCCAACTCAACCGCGCACCCGCCTTCTCCTTCGGAGGAAACCGATGAACCTCACCGACACGTACGTTGCCGAGCCCACGTCCTATCTCGGACTCACCGTCACCGCAGGGTTCAACCCCGACGCCATGGCCGCCGAGGTCGAGAACGCCCTCAGGTTCGTGTGGCCTGATCCGGAACCGGTCCACATCATCACCGCCGAAACGTGGGCCACCAAGACGCCGGCTGAGATCCTCCGCATGATCGAGGAGAACACGGCGGCGGAGATGGCCCGTGAGGCTGCCGCCGGCGACCGTGGGCACCTCGCCGGGTTGCGGTTCATCAACGGCCTCGTCTACGCCGAGGTGGCGTGTGAGCGGTGCGGGCACGTCCGCCTGATGCCGGACCGGGCCACCCTGTGCATCCCGTGCTCGGCGGCGGCGAACGTCGAGGACCCGACGTGCGGTGACTGGATTGATGCGATCTTCGAGCCCACGGCCGCGCTGCCGGTCATCGACGAGGACGACCACGACGAACACCCTGCACTGCTCGCGGTCGACCCGGACATCACCACCGACCAGCTCGCCGCCCTGATCGTCGAGCAGCCGATGGTCGACGTGTGGCGCGGCCTCGTCGCAGCCACAGACCCGACCCGTGCCGCCCTGCTCTGGGACTTCGCCATGCTCGCCGCCGACAACCTCACCGCACCGGTGCTGGCATGACCGACAACTACCTCAGCCTCGGGGGAATCATCGCCGCCCTCGAAGCCGAGAACCCTGACCGGGTTTTGCCCTTCGGCTTCGACAACCCGCACAGCTATCGCGGCTACTACGAGCAGCTCGCCTTCGAGCCCGCTACAGACATCCGCATCGGCGACATGCTTGCCGCCGCCCGTTTCGCACTCGGCACCACCTTCCAGGGATGGAAGGGTGGCGACTACACGATGCCCGCCGATACCGATTGCTGGATCGCGAACCGAGGCGACACCAGCGACAACAAGATCGGTCCGCTTCTACTCCGCATGCTGCTCGCCCAGCCCTCCGCTGAGCAGGCGTCGTGACGGATTGGGGTCCGTTTCTGCGGGCGGCGCGTGCCGAGCGTGGTTGGTCGCAGACTCGGGGGTGTGAGGAGTTGCGGAAGGCGGCACCGATCAACCTGCCGGAGAACATGAGCTTGCTCCGGTCGTGGAAGCGGTGGGAGAAGGGGACGAGTCCGGACACGTTCTATGAGGAGATCTTGTGCCGGGTGTTCGGGGTGCGTCCCCCGTACCTGCGTCCGACGTTGCTGGTGACGGGGTCACGGATGTGGGATGACGTGCTGGCGGTGCACCGGGTGTTGTTCATGGAGTTCCTGGACTGGTCGTTGACGCGGACCGTTCGGACCGCTGTGCATGACGGGTTCGAGGTCCTTCACGGCGGTGCGGACGGCGCGGACACCATCACCGAGGACTGGGTGACCGGGATGAAAGCCCGGTTCCCGCATGTGACATCCCGGATCGTGCGCCCCGACTACGAGCAGTACGCGCGGTGGGAAGCACCGAAGTTCCGGAATCAGGTCATGGTCGATGCCCGGCCGCATCGGGTCATCGCGTTCCACCGCGCATCGTCGGGCGGGACACAGGACTGCATCGACCGGGCCGCGCGGGCTGGTATCCCGATCCACATCTACCGGCCCGGTGACCCCGACCCCGAAATCATCACCACCCTGTTCTAGAATGAGCATGACCGAAGGAGCACAATGACCACCGTATTCGACCAGGCACCGCCCGCAATGTTCGCCACTGTGGCGCTTGAGACCATCATCAACGGGGACGAGTGCCGGGACTGCCGAACCCCCCGCCACACCTGGAACCGCCTGCACTGGTTGTACCGGGAATGGTCCGGGAAATGCCCCGACTGCCACGCCGCTGACATCCGGCTGGACTTCCACCAGCAGAACGCCGACGAGTCATGATCGTCTACGCGCTCGTCAACGCGAACACGTGGGAACTCGAACCCGGCGAGTTCCACACCGACATCCAGATAGCCGGACCACGCTCCGAGAAAAAGCGCCTCGTCCTCGTAGCCATCGAGATCCCCGACGACGGACGCCCCAGCCGTTCGCTGTGGTCAGGGATGCGGAAAACGGACCAGTTCGGCGCACGCTGGGAATGGTTCGGCCCCACCGGGAAGATGCTCGACGCAGCGCCGATCACCTGGAATAGCCTCGTTGAGCGTGTCGAAGTCCAGGAAGGTGGCATCTGATGATCTCGGAGATCGAAGCCACCGAACAGGGCTGGGCAAGCCTTGCCCTGATCGGCGACGATGGCCAGGCATCCGCTGGCATTCACGTCCACGAAGGTTGGCTGTGGGTGCATATCAGCTCGGCGTACGGCTACACGGTCGAAGACCTGGCTGCCCTCGGGCGCACCTTTACCCGGTTGTCCGAGCAGCTAGCCGCGAGCGGAGAGGCCTACCTCTGATGAAGTCCGTTCTTGGCACAACTGCGCGTGTTGACGGTGGCCCGTTGATGCCGTGTCAGTTGGAGATCGACCAGGAGTCGCAGGTGTTCACCGACGACTCCCCGCGCCTTAATCCCGGGTGGACATACCGCGACGGGAAAGGCCACGAGCACTACGCCAGCGGCGACGAACTACCCACCCTGTTCCGCTGGACCGAGGAAGTGCCCTGCGACGGTTCCTGCTCCAACTGGGACTGCGAGGGGTACTCCGTAACCTCCCTGTGGTGCCCGCTCTGCGGCGAGCACATCACCCCCACGTACAGCCGCATGCCCCGGAAGATCGTCATCCCGGGCCCCGAACGGTGGACCGTCAGACTGTTCGGCCCCGTCAACACCCAAGAGTTCGACGTGCTCATCACCACCGACGACGCCTACTTTCACGGGCGCGCAACCGTCACCGAGGCGACCACCGGCCCATACCAGCAGCAGGTAACCGCCGTGGGCATCACCGAGCTGGAAAGGACAAGTGCGCCGTGATCCTCTACGCTTTGGTGGAAAGCAACACTTGGGAACTCGACCCCGAAGAGTTCTACACCGACATCAACGTTGCCAAGGCGCGATCCGAGGAGCTTAGCTACGTCCTCGTCGCCATCAACATCCCCGACGACGGTGGACCCAGCGCAAAGCTTTGGTCCGGCATGCGCGGGCATCCTCGGCTCGGGGGTGCGGAGTGGACATGGCACGGGCCCATAGTTGATTTCGACGAGAAGCAGCTTGACGCTCCACCGGCCGGTTGGCCGACTTGATGCCCGTTCCTCTCCTCGGGTGGAACGCGCCCCGCGCCGAGTGGCTTGCTGCCCGGCGCGGGGGCCTCGGCGCCTCGGATGTCGCCGCAGCCCTCGGGTTCTCCACCCACCGCACCCCCTGGCAAGTCGCAGCGGAGAAGACGAACCTGCTACTCCCCCCCGACGACGCAGGCCCAGCCGCCCAGTTGGGCACCGACCTTGAGCCGTGGATCATCGAGCAGGCCCCGAAGCTGCTCGGCCAGACAGTCGCCCGCACCCCCCACATGCTGTACGCCCACAACGAACACGCCTGGCGGCGCTGCTCCCCTGATGCATTCTCAGCCGACGGATGGTGCGTCCAAGCCAAAACCTCCGGGCTCGCAACCCCCGGATACCCCCACCAATGGGCAGACGGAGCCATCCCCCTCGACTACGAGTTGCAAGTCCGGTGGGAAATCCACGTCATGGACGCCCCCGGCTGCCACCTCGTCGCGCTCGTCGCTGGCCAAGGACTCATCCACCGGCCCGTGGCCCGGGACATGGGCATCGAACACGCGTTGATCGCCCAAGTCGCCCCGTGGTGGAAAGACCACGTCATCGACCGGAAAGAACCCGCGTTGATGGGCCCCGACAGCGAGATGATGAAGTACCTGTACCCCCGCGCGGTCAAACCCGAGGTCGATCTCACCGACAGCCCGATCGAACACTGGGTAGCCGAATACGCATCCGCCCGCGACGACGAGAAGACCGCCAAAGCCCGGAAAGATGAAGCCGGGGCAAACGTCAAACGGTTGATCGGAGATGCTACAGTCGCCAAGTCGAACGGCCGCAAAGTCGCCACCTGGTCATCACCGGCCAGCGGCAAACGCGCCCTCTACATCTGACTTCGAAGGAGTCACCCATGGCATCACCCAACGCAGCCGACGCCCTCGCCAACCGCAAAGAGCCCGGCAAAGAAGTCTCCACCATCGTCAACGACATCCGCCGCATGGAAGGCGAATTCGCGAAAGCCATGCCGCGCGGTGAGGAAGCCGTTCAGTTGGTGCGCGACGCCATCACGGTCCTCAACAAGACCCCGCTCCTCCACCGGTGCGACTCGACGTCGGTCCTCGGGTCGCTGATGACCTGCGCCCAGCTCGGGTTGCGGCCATCCGTGCTCGGCGAGGCGTTCGTGCTCCCGTTCTGGGACTCGAAGAGCAGCGGCTACCAAGCCCAACTCATCATCGGCTACCCCGGTTACATCCGACTCGCCCTCGAATCCCAGTTGGTCGACTCCCTCATGCCCCGCACCGTCCGCGAAGCCGACGAATTCGACGTCGATTACGGGGTCGCAGACACCCTCGTCCACAGGCCGGCACGAGGACGCACGCGGGGCGACGTCACCGACTACTACTCGATCGCGAAGTTCCGCAGCGGCGGCCACGCGTTCTTCACCATGAACCGTCCCGAGATGCTCGAATACCGGGACCGGTTCGCGACGACGAAGACGAAGGCCGGGAAGGTCTTCGGGCCGTGGGTCGACCACTTCGACGCCATGGGGCAGAAAACGACCATCAGGCAGCTCGTCAAGTACCTCCCGAAGACCCCGCGTCTCGCGATCGCCCGCTACGTGGACGGCTCACTCAGGCTGGACCTGAACCCGAAGGCCGACGCCACCGATGTCAGCGAACACCCCACCGTCGATGGCGCGGTCGTGCCCCCCGACGAGCCCAATGACGGGACGCTCGACCCGAACGCGCCGATCACCGACGACATGCGGATCCGGCTCATGGCCCTCGCCACCGACATGGGCCAGGACCGGCCCGAGCGGATCGCCTACTACCAGCAGGTCACCGGCCGCAACAGTGTGGAGTCCGTCAAAAATCTGAAGGTCGGCGAAGCAGCCAAACTCATCCAGGCCTACGAGTCCTGGAAGCGGCAGAGCGAGCCTGCGTGAGCGCGGTCCCCGACTGGATGGACCGGGCCGCGTGCCGCGGTGTCGACATCAGCGTGTTCTACCCCGAACCCCCACCAGGGCGGAAGAACCCGCCACGAGGAATCGGGGTAGCAGCCGCCCGCGTCTGCTCCCCGTGCCCCGTCCGTGACGAATGCCTCGAATGGGCCCTCGGCAAAGAAAAGTTCGGGACATGGGGCGGCACCACCGAACTCGACCGCGACGCCATGCGCAAAGGCATCCGCCGGAAACAGTGCCCCGTCTGCGGATCAACCCGCCACCAAGACACCTCCGCCGGGCAGGCCTGCATGTCCTGCGGGGTGTCCTGGCCAACCCGTCAACCCCGCGAGAAAGCCCCCGCACCAGCACGCTGAACCCGGAACGCCTCAGTCCAAGCCTCCATCCACTTCCACGCATGCCGCTCCACCGTCCACTCCGCTGCGCCGGCCCGCGACCGTTCCGACACCTCAGCCCGCCAGGTGTCATCGGTCGCGAGCCGTCGCAGCTCCCGATACCACTGCGACGGTTTCCCGGCCAGCACACCCACACCGCTCTCCTGGTGGAGGCGCTCGTACTCAGGCAGCGGCGACACCACCGGTGGTACACCCACCGCGGCGTATTCGAGCATCTTAAGGTGGGATTTGCTTGTATTAAATCTAGTAATAGCTAGTGGGGCGATGCCGATCCCGAGGCGGGCGATGTTGACCGCCCAGTCCCCGATCTCGATATTCCCCGTCGACAGCGGCTCACGCGGCAAGCGGAGCGCGTCCTGAACACCCTCGCCGGGGCCGACGACCTGGAACATGTGGCCCTCGGTCATGAGCCGCTGGACCGCGGTTCCGGTGACCTGAAGATCATCCGGGTGGGAGTGGATCGACCCGCCCCACCCGATCACCGGCGAGTCCTGCCGGTCCAACTTCAGGAACAGCTCAGGGACGCAGTTCGGGAGAACCACCCCGCGGCCGTGCCCGGCGTACCGGCGCAGCAGTGCCGGCGTCGACACCGTAACCAGGGTGGCGCGCTGGCAGGCGAGCGCGGCGGTGGCCCAATCGTGCTGCGTGTTCGACTGCGGGTGCAGGGCCGCCCATGCCGGGTTGGTGGGGTTGATGGCGTCGAGGTCGTCGTCGATGTCGATGACCACCGCGACGCCCTTCGCTCGGAGCATGGGGATCGCGTCGGCTACGGGGCCGTGGGTGACGCGCTGCAACACCATGACGTCGACACCTTCGGGGGCTTGGACGTCGATGAGCTTCCCGCCGTCCATGGTGCCGGTCAGGCCGTGGTGGCGTTGGGCCGGGGGGATGATCTGGATGTGGTGACCTTGTGACTGCAAGTATCTGGCAGCGAACAGCAGTCGATACCAGCCACAGCCCTGGAGATCCGCCGGAAAAACCGCAACCCTCATGACATCTCCGCGATCCCACGGCCACCGACGTTCCCACCATGGATCCGATACCGCCACGTCCTCACCGGAACATGCGCGAACATCGCGCCGGCATCCAGCATGCGCAGCAACAGCCCGTAGTCCTCTTCCTGCGCGAACTCCTCCGAGCGGGGCTTCGGGAACCCACCAGCGGCGATTGCCAGGCCCGTCCGCATCAGGTTCGTCACCGGGATGAAGTTCCCCACGGTGCGGAGGTGATGCGCCTGCTCCGGCCCGAACGGCACCCCGAACGGGTCACGCAGCACCCCGTTCACCGGTGTGGCGAGGGGATCGCGCCCACCTTCGACGATCATCCCCGGGTAGACGAGGTCCGCACCGGTCTCCCGCGCAGCCTGCTCGCAGACCTCCAGGTGGTTCGGCAACAGGATGTCGTCATCGTCGAGCCATGCCACCCACTCGGTGGTGATCTGCGACAGGGCGACGTTCCGGGCCCAGTGGGCGCCGATGCGGGCCCAGTCCATGATGATGACGATCGCGTCCGGCGGTCGGGTCTGCATGGCTGCGGACTCGACCGCCTTCGCGAGGCTGTACGACCTGCCGGGTATCGACGGGATCGCCACGGTGATGGTTTCGTCGCCTGGGACCCTCATGACTCGCCTGCCAGCAGCCGACGGATCTCGGACTCGCGGTATCGGCGGTGACCGCCCGGGGTGCGGAGCGAGCTCACCCGGCCAGCCTGGGCCCACCGGGTCACGGTCTTCGGGTCGACCCGGAACATGGCCGCGACCTCGGCGGGGGTGAGCAGGTCTTCGTGTTCAGGTACGTCTCTCATGGGGTGAAACGTACCCTATGGGGCGGCATCTCCGCGATCAGGTAGACCAGACGTATTCCCGGAATGTATGTTCCAGCGCCATGTTACTAGAGGTAGGTGGACGATCTTCGCGCCCAACTCGATACACCGCAGCACCAGCCGGAAATCCTCACCACCGTTATGCAGACGCTCCGGCAACGGCTCGATCCGAGCTTCCTGCGCGAGCGCGGTCCGAACCACCACAGTCGAAGTCGTCTCCACAGGATTCGCCGGATCGAAGGGCTTCCCGAAGTTCGTCGGGAACGGATCAAACCCGTTCGTCCCCTCAAACCACGAGTAGCAGAAATCCGCCCCAGTCTCCTCCAGATGCCCGATCAGCCGCTCAAGGTGCTGAGGCAGGAACTCATCATCCGAGTCGAGGAACGCCACCCACGGCGTAAGCACGCCCTCCAACGCCCGCTGCCGAGTAGCCGCCGCACCCTCACGCCCCGTGTCGACCGCGACCGACACCGCAGCCGGAGACCACGTTTGCGCAGTCACCGACTGCATCGCCCGCAGCAGCATCCCGTTGTTCAGCCGGGCCTGATGCGCGGGAATCGCCACCGTCACATCATTGGGAAAGAGCACGGCGCACCCCGTCTTCCAGGCTGATTTTCGGCGTGTAGATGGTGTGGAAGATGCTGGGATCACCGACGCGATTGAGGACACCCGTGGGCTTGCCGACCAGGTAGGTCACGTCATCCGAGTCGAGGCGGCCACCGGCGGCAAGGTTGACTACGACCGCGAGTTCGCCCATTTCCGTGCCGATCCCTGTGCATAGGTTCACGGGAGCCTGGTAGTCCTGGTCCACGACGGCGAGCGCACCCGCCACCACGTCGGAAATGTGAATCCAGTCTCGGCGCTGTCCGCGTGGACCCCATACACTGAGGTCCCCTTCGCGGGCTCGCTTAACGATGGAAGGGAACGGGTAATCCAGGGATTGATCTTCCCCGTATCCGGAAAATGGCCGAACGATATGAACGTTCAACCCCTCGTCCTGCGCGTTGTACGCCAGCTTCTCCCCCGCCATCTTCGCGAACCCGTAATCCGCATCAGGCTTCCCCGCATGGTCGCGGGGCATCAGCGCCTCGGGCAACCGATGAGTCCCGTAGTTCCGCATGAGCAGCTTCCGGGATTGGTCGCTGCCATCCTGGAATCCGACCGGGTAGACCGCCGACGACGAGAAGTACAGCACCCGCTTCTGTCGGGTGCGTACCGCCCATCCGAACATGGCTGCGTCCAGTTCGAGGTTCTTCGCGAGCGCGCGACGGTCGGAGTCGATCGCGGCGCGGCCCCCGACGTGGAAAGCGCAGTGGATCACGAGATCGTAGGCAGTGAAATGGCGTTCGGCTGCGAAGAGGATGCGGGCGTCCGATCCGTCGGCGATGTCCCAACCTTCCACATCCCAACCGCGCGAAATCAGCTCGGCGCTGATGTGGCGGCCCACAAATCCGGCCGAGCCGGTGACGAGGGCTCTCACATCGCCCCCCAGATGCCCCAGCGGTACGGGAAGCGCTCCGAGCGCGGGTCTACGTCCATGTAGACGTATGTGGTGAACCCGGCCTCTTCCAACATGCCCGTCACGTCCGGTGCCGACCATGCCCAAACGTGCTCGGGGTTGTCGTCGCCCCAGGCGTCGATCGGGGTGGACAGCAGCAGCCGGTCTGTGACCTGGCGGATGCCGCGTAGGACCGCGTCGGGGTCGCCCAGGTGTTCGAGGGTTTCGCAGTTGATGAAGATGTCCGCACGCGGGCCGCCCTTCATCAACTCCAGCGCTTCCTCGATCGGGCCGACGAGGTCTATGTGATCGCCGTGCGCGTAGTCGCCGAGGGTGACGTGATGCGCGCCCAAGCTGCGGGCGATCATCCCGTCGCCGCAGGACAGGTCGACAGCGGTGAACTCGCCGAGGTCGCGGACCATCCACTTACCGAGGGCCTGCGTGGCGGCGACCCGCAGCAGGTGATCAGGGAAGTGGTGGTGCTCGTGAGGCTTCGGGTACGTGGTCGCGAGATCAGGCATCTCACGGAGCCGGCTACGCATGGGTGCTCCTCAGGGTTCGGATCTTCTCGGCGTCGCCGGGGAGTTGGTTGAGCATGTACTCCTGGTAGACACCGAAGTCGTATTCGGCGATGGCTTGCGCGTTGACGCGAGCATACCCGTCGTCCATCGCGCTCTTCCCCGCCGCCGGGTGCATGTGCTCGACGATCACGTCAGGCATGTACCGGATGCAGTCGGTGGCCTCACCCAACGCTTTCCACATGTTGTCCACGTACAGGTGATGGAACTTGGGCCACACCATGTAACCCAGTGCGCGGATGATGTCCGAGGTCATCGCGATCTGGGTGGGAATGTTCGGGCCCTGGAACAAGTCGTTGCCGTACACCATCCCGCTGCCGAGCCGCTTCAGTTCCGCCACATACGCGTGGTCCCACGGCACCGCCGACGGACGCGGCCGGTGGTCGTCGCCGCAGAACCCGATCGCGAACACGCTCCCGATCCCGGCCTGGTATTCGGCGATCACGTTGAGGGACTGGACCATGCCCGGGATGCGCTCATCGACCGGGCCGAGCCGCACGCCGAGGATGCGTATGTCGCCGATCTTCTCGACCGACGCCGCGTAGTCCAACCAGGTTTCGTCGTCGTCGTCCACGACGAACATCATGGTCGCGATCGTGGTGTCAGCTTCGACGACAGCGGCATACATCTCCTCCACCGCTTGCGGTCGCCCTCGGGATGGGACGATCATCAACAGTTCAGTCATGACCGGACTTTATCAGGTCAATTCCTTGACCGAGATGGAGAGCCAGTCCTCCGTGTTCCGGGTGATCGACCCCGCACCGGCAGCACGCCGCCACCTGCCCTGCACCGTGTACGCGCCCGCAGCCACACCGCTCAGGTAGGAGAACCCGCTGACGTTGGTATGCGCGTTGATCGTGTTAATCGTCTGCGACACCACATCGTAATCCGTCGCACCCAGCAGCACCCCGTACATGGGTTTCGTCCCCGCCACCGACACGAACCCCCCCGCGTGGATCGTCACCTTCAGCCGACTCGCAGCGTCCTGCTTCGTGAACGCAAACGACGACGTACCCAGCAGGTTCGCGTACGCAGCCGACGACGTCGCATCCGCTACGCCCGCCGCGCCGACACCGTTCTCGTTCACAATCGACGCACGCCCGGACCGGCCCACAATGTAGTTGCCCTGCGGGGGCACCACCATCACGAACACCCTGGCTCCCTGAGGCAGCAACCCCAGCAGGCTGATCCCCCGAGTCGGTTCCGTATCCCCGTCAATGGTGATCTGAGTCGACGACGGGGTGTTCGTGTCCGCCGCGAACACCGTCGCAGGCAGGAGCCGCCACATCAACCCCATGCGCCGGAACGTGTCCACCAGGGCCTCGATACCGACCCCGATCTCCTCAGCCTCGCTCACAGGTACGCCCGCCTCAGGTTGTGGGTCATCGCGGAACCCTCCAGCAGCGGCAGCGACCACCCGAGTTCCAACCACCGCTCGCCCTGCCACACGATCACGTCGTACCCGTCATGCCGCGGGTCGGGTGCGGTCGACAGGACGGTGCGCTCGAACACGGTCTGCCGCTGCCCCAGGTTCGCGGCGGCGGCGGTCACCTGCGCCTGCGTGTCGATCTGCCGCTCGGTCACCGACGGGACCACGAACCCCCGGTTCAGGATCGAATGCGGTGCCGAGTTCGGCACGTCGTACCGGCCCACAAGCGGTACCGCAGCCGACGACGACGACGCGGCCCCGTTGGAGATCACAATGAACCGGTTCGGTGCGGTCAACAGGTCGTTCGTGCGGGCGATCGACGACCGGATCACCTGGTTCCCGCTGTCGAAGTCGAACGTGGGGACCACCGTCGCGGGGTCGAACGTGCGGACGAACCGCATGACCCCCGCGTTGTCGAACCACGGCGACCACCAGTCGCCCTCGATGCTGAGATCGTCGAGCGGCTGCCCCCGGTTCGTTCCCGCAGCCCACGACCCGATGGTGTAGAACGGGGACGTCTCCGCCGTGTATGCGATGGGGAGACCCGCGAGGAGCGCGGCTATCGCCTGCTGGCACGTCGTGGACGTCGATGTGTTCCCTGCCGCGTCCTGTACGACCCGCGCCGAGTAGGTGGTCTCCAACTGCTGGTCGACGATGTTCATCTCGTCGAAGAGCAGCGCGTTGGACAGGACCCCGGAGATGAAGAGCCGTTCGGTGTTGTCGGCGAACATGTACCGGCCGAGGGGGTATTCGACGCCGCCGACGACCATGTAGATCAGGACGCGGTCGGTGATGACGTTGATCCGGGCACTGTCGTACGCGCCCAAATTCAGCCCTTGGACCTGGCGTTTGATGGTGCGGGTCGTGTCGTGGGTCAGGATCGGCGGGGTGTTCCGGATCGGCTTCAGATCGGGCAGCACGTCACCGGTGACGTTGGTGAGCGCGAACCGGTACGTGGCCTGCCTCTGCCCGATCCCCGGATCCAGGTCCAGCGCCGGGATGTGCGTGGCGGTTGTCAGGGTCATGGCAGCGCCACCGGGTACGCGGTGTCGGTGGTCTCCACCACATCCACCTGAGCGAAATACAGGGTCCTGTTCCTACGCACGTTGCCTCCCGGTACCATCACCGTCGCGTACCACCGGTCCCCGAGTTCATCCCGGACCGCGATGTACGGCAGGTCCGCCCACGCCATGTCCCGCAGCGACCGGAAATCCGCCAACCGTTCCGGGGCGATCGCAGCGGCCTGCACGAGCAGGGTGCGGGAGAACTGCTCGCCGCCGCGTTCCAGCTGCTTGAATGCTGTCGGGAAGTCCTTGCCGTACATGTCCTGGAACACCACCGTGCTGGCTTCGGGGAACGCGAACTCCTCCCGCGCGGTGCCCTCCCACTGCATGCAGTAGGCGAGGTTGTAGGCGCCGGACTGGTTCGCGTTGCTCGTGAAGATCAGAACACCGGCGCCGGCTCCGGGCGTGATGCCGGGCGCCGGGACGGTGGCGGATCCGGTGGTCCACGGCCCGCAGAAGTCGAGGGCGTCGCAGACCCGGATCCGGTAGCTCGACAGGACTCCGACCCGTGCTTCGTAGTCGTTGAATCGGATGGTGCACAGGTTCTCCGTGTTCATGATCGTCTGCCACTCGTTGTCGAGCGAGTCGAACCGCTGCAACTCATACGAGCTGTCGACCAAACCACCGGGCACCGCCTGGAAGCCGTCGAAGGCGAACACAGTCGGGGACACGTTGCCGCCGTCGCGTCGCGCGAACGGCCCGGCCAGGTTCCCCGTGGTCAGGGATGCGTCCGTCACCGCCGCATTCCACAGGCCCGGCTCCGGTTGATCCGCCGGCCATATCTTCAGCTGGATGCCCGACCCGACGACCCGGAACCGCAGCCATGCGTCCGCGCCATTGGTGTACGTGGTGGGAATGGTCGCCAGGACCGCCCCGACCCCAGCGACGCGCCTGCTGATCTGAGCGGAAATGACCCCCGACGTACTGACCAGCGCCGCGCCCAAATAGTAGTTGGAGCCGTTGGTGTCGCGGGCCAGGACCCCTTGCTGCACGGTGCCGCCGACGGGAATCGCGTTGGCCTTCAGGAGCACGGTGACGTCCTGGTCGGGGCTTCCCACCGAATACATCATCCCTATATCCGAACCGGTCGCGGTAACCGCGATCGTCCCCGTGCCACCCGTGACATCGAAATCGGCGGCAACACCGCCCTGCTGCACCGGCACCTGCCCCGTATCGGCGTTGCCCCACCCGTTGACCACGTCCGTGCCGAACGCGTAGCAGACCACGCCCATGTTCCAGCCGACCTGGACATACGAGATGCCCGTCGGGATACACCTCGGCGGGGTGCCGCACTTCAGGCCGATCCCGCTCACCGCCTGGATGGAAGGGGTCAGCGTGAACCCGGTCACCGTCGGCGGGTCCACCGCGAGGATGATCACCGCATCGGCCAGGGGGTCGGCGGCGACACCGGTGATCAGCGGCGACATCCACTGCAACAGATCCGTGGCCCCAGCCGGCGCCTGGTAGGTGGCCGCCGCGTAGGACTGCGGGGCCGCAGGGCTCGGCCCGTCAGCACCGAGGATCTGCCATTGGTTGCCTGCGGTTTCCCCGACGGCGGACCATTGGTAGTTGGGGTTGACCGATACCCCGGGGAAGACCGGCGGGGATGCGAACCTGAGGGTGACTTCTTTCCACCCGTCCACGATCTCGGGGAGCGCATCGAAATCGGCGACCGTGATGGAAACGGTCATGCCGCCCTGGTCGACGGCGGTGAGCGTCAACGGGACCGTGGTGTCGCCGAAGCGGCGTGCGTAGAACCGGACCTGGGGGAACGGCGCGGCGGGGACAAGGTCGTCTTCGTGGATGTCCTGGTTGGCGATGGCGGCCCCGTAGACGGGTGCGCCGATCTGGTTGCCGTAGACGTGGCTGCCGGTGACGACACCGCTGGCGGTGTGGAGTGCGAGCTGGGGGATGATGTCGGACCGGGTTTTGGTGAACGTGTCGCCGACCGTCAGCGATTCGTTGACGGTGACGCCGGAGAAGGTGGGGAGTTCGTACAGGTGCCGGATGGCGTGGTCCGTGGTCGGGAATGCGGGGAGCCGCGCGACCGAGGTCAGGGTGTACGCCCCGGCGGCCAGCGATGGCTGCGTGAATGCGGTGTCGCGCATGCGGACGAGTTGGCTTCCGGGCCCTGTGAACTGGGACCGGGCCCCGTATCGGACGCGCGTCTCCTCACAGTAGGTGATCTTCAACGCGACGTACCCGAACTGGACGCTCCGCGTCTGGTCGCCGACGGTGATCTGGAAGTCGCCGATCAGCCGGAACGCGCCTGCGGTGGTGGCGAACAGTGCGAGTTCCTGCGACCGCCACGGGTACGTTTCGATGGTACTGATCGGGTTGAGGCTGGTGGAGTCCCAGAAGAAGTTCAGATCCCCGATCGAGAACTCGGCGACCTGGGAGCTGTTGAGGGTGAGGCCGCCGCTGATGGGGGGGAAGAACGCCACGGACGTGCTCGGTGCGGCACGGCGCAGATTGAAGACCACCGACGCCAGGTTGGTGGGGGTGGAGGCGATCTGGTAGACGAGCTCCACGTCGAGGATCCGTTTGCCGTTCAGTTGGGCCGCATAGGGGGCCATGTCGAACGACACCCCGATGTCCGCGGTGAGCGCGGACGAGAAGTCGACGTAGGTGCTGTCGAAGGGGCTCGTGAGGGCCAGGGTCGCAGTGGCCGCGCCGACCACGCTGCTGCCGGACCCGGTGACGACCGCGCCGGAAACGGGGATGACGACTTCTTCGATGGGCCCCGTCAGGTCCTCCTGGCCCGCAGGGTACAGGGCGAGGAGGTGTCGCATGTTGCCCTGGACCGCAATGTTGTACGACCCGGAGACGGGGGTGACGGCGTGGGCGATGTTGAACGTGTACCCGCGTTCGGTGACCGTGTCCGGGACGAAGTTGGCCTGCTTGATCGGCACCCATTCCTGGCCGAGGGTCCTAGGGGCATGCGGGTTGTAGTCCACTAGATCGTCCTTACCTGGGCTCGGGTGTTGCGCCGCATGAGGGTGGTGGAGATCCCGTCGCCGATGGACTGCCCGATCCCGAACGCCTGCTGGGAGGTGGGGACCGCCCCGTCGAACTGCACGCTGATGGCCCCGGGCGCGAACGTGATACCGCCACCGCCGACCGCTGCTTGGATCATGCCCATCAGCTTGTCGAGGGGGGCGATCGCTTCGGCCTGGCCGGCTTCGGCGACGCGGACGATCCTGCCGCCGGGGGTGGCTGAGGCGATGCCTCCGTCGGCGAGGGACGGGATGCGGGGGAGGCTGCCGGGTAGGACGGAGTCGACGCGGGCGATGCCCTCGTTGATCTTCGAGATGGCCCTGTTCAGGGCGCGGGTGATGACCCCGGCGATGTCGTTGCCGACGTCCTTGACGAACCTGCCGAGGTTAGGGCCGAGGTTCCGGAAGAACCCGACTACAGCGTCAATGCCCGACTTTGCTTTGGCTTTGCCTGTTTCGAACACGTTCGTGAAGAACGCTCCGATGGTCGCAGCGAGACTTGCCCCCGCAGCAACCAGCCGAGGGCCGAGGCCCTTGAAGAACCCCACGAGTTCCTGGAATTTCGCGTCCGCGAAGTTGACGACGTTTTCCCACACCCCGGCAAAGAACGGGCCGATCTGCGGGCCCAGCGCCGCGAGCGCGGAAATGATGCGCCCCGGGAGTTCCGTCACGGCGAAGATGACAGCCCCGATGCCCACCCCGATCGTGATCAGAGCTGCGTCGAATGCGTTGTTCAGCCACGTCATGAAAAGTCCGGGTAGCGACGAAAGCCATTCGCCGATCTTCGCCGGAAGGGAGCCGATGAAGTCCAGCGCGTCTGTGACGAATGTACTGACCGCGTCGCCCGCCCCGTCGAATCCGTCCGCGATATCCGACCCGAGGTCGGAGAAGAAATCGCCGACGCCTTTCCAGAATTCCTGTACCTGAATTCCGGCCTTCTCAAGATCGATGAACACATCGGAGATGAATTCCAGTGCGTCACCGAAATTCTCCACCGTCTTGATAGCGTCCTGAATCGCTTTCTGACCCTCGGCGGATTCGAAGAATTCAGTCCACTTGTCCACGATATCGGTCAACGTGCCGATCAGCCCGCGCCCCGAATCGTCGAGGTCGCCGAACACCGCACCCAGCAGCCGCCCAACCGCCTTACCCAGTCCGACCAGCTCTTTCAGCGTATCTACCGCGTCATCGAAGAACTCGGCGAGCTTCCCCGAATTCGCGGCCTCTGTCAGCCAGTCCGCGAAATCACCGATCAGCCCTTGGACGGCGAATGCCATGTCGTCGAGTCGCGGGAGAATAGCCTGCGCGGCTGCTTCGAAAGCGCCGAACAGTTTGATCACCACGGGGGTGAGAGTATTCACCAGCCCCTTGGTTATCTCGAACGTGTCATTGATAAGCTTCAGCCGCGCCGGTGCGGAAAGGAACTTAGCGACCTCCGAACCGAGATTGCCGAACGCCCCCGAAACCCCCTGTACACCCTTATTCAAAGCCGGGAACAGGTTATTCGTAATCGCCGTCAAATCACCGCGCAACGGTGCGAAAAAAGCCTGCTGCGCGTTTCTTTGCAAAGACTTCAACGACGGAAGAAGGACACCGATCTCCCGCGCCACCGACCGAGCCGACGGGGCCAGCTTCTTCATCGCCTCGTCGATCTTCTCCAGATCACCCGAAGCGACCGCCGACACCGCCTCCCCGAAGTTCTGGAACGCCAGCGTCAGCGGGATGATGGAAGCCGCCGCCACACCCATCGCCGCCGGCAACACCACCGCGAACCCAGCCAGGTCCGCCAGGGCCGAACCCAACGCCGCCAACGGTGCCGCAGCGATCGCAGCAGCAGCAGCCAGCGCCAGGATCCCCGGAACCCCACCTTTCGCCCCCAGGCCGGCGAGGGCCTGCCCCAAGGTGCGGGCGCTCCCGCCCACGTCGTCGAGGGAATCGCCAGCCTGCTTGCCCATGGCGAGGAACCGGCCGCGGCTGTCGCGGAGTCGCCCGTTGACATCGACGATGGCTTTCTCGCTGCGCTTGGCGCCGTCTTCGATGTCGTCGAAAGCCTTCTCAGCCTCCTTGCCGATCCCTTGGAACGACTTCTCAGCTTCGCGCCCGCTCTCGCGGAACGAGGCTTCTACCTGGTCGCCAGCCTTCTCGGCTTCGCGCCCGACGCTGCGGAGTTCGTTGGCGATCTGCTTCTTCGCAGAAGCCTCAAACTCGTCAAAGTCGGGCAGAATTTCTACGTACGCGCGATCGATCGGCTGGCTCATGCGCACCCCCGTGCGTTAGATCCGTACGTGCAGCCCGCTCAACGCGGCTTCCTCGTCTCCCTGCCACCACGGCGGCGGCTCCAACCCGTCCACCGTCCACTCATCCGGCTCATCCACCGGCGCCCGCTTGGACTGGCCGAGCGTGGTCAGCGGCCCGATCAGGTCCCGGTCGAGGTCCGCTTTCGTGTACGTCCCCACGTCTTTATCGGGCATCTCCGGGAGCGTCATCCGCCACACGTAGTGGACGAGGTTCAGGAACCGGCTGAGGGGGAGTCCCCAGGGGTCGATTCCTCGATGGGCGCAGTATCCGTCGAAGTCCCACCAGCGTCCGATGACCCATTCGTAGAGTCGCCAGACGCTCGTGTAGGGCGGACCGCGTACAGCTCCATCAGGTGGTTGAGGATCGGGATGACCTGCCGAGTGAGGTCGAGGGGTTCCGTGGTCGAGAACAGGCGCTCCCGGAACCGGGTCTTGCCGTCGCCGGTGAGCAGAACATCGGTGAACGTCGCGATCCGTTCCAGGGCGGCGGCGATCTCTTCCCTGTTGCCCATGGTGAACCCGCCGAGCCCTCGGGCGGCTTCCATGAGGTCGCCCCACAGGACCGGGGCGAGAACGGCCGGACCCTCGAAGGTGTCGGCCCCGATGGTGAATCCCTTCGGCGCACTCTCCTCGGCGGAGAGAGAGAAGTCACGTAACGTCATGCGATCAGCGTACCGGCGATCTCAGGACCGTGACGCTGGTCAATCTTTGGCGGCCTTGAGGCCTGTCGTCAGGAACGGGTTCGGCTTCATACCCGCGACCGAGCGCCGGAAGAGTGGAGTGTTGCCGCCCTTCGGGGTGAACTTCAGCGCCTTCTTCGTCTTCGGGACGATGCGATGGCGCTTAGGCCCGAACAGGCCAGTGCCAGTCTGAACCCAGTACATGTAATAGACGTTCGTCCCTACTCGGGCGCCCGGCTTGCCATCCCGGAAAATCTGCGTCGTGCCGATCGTCGAACGACCCCGCCCTGAGTCGATCCGCCGAGGCGGCTCACTCAGCGCCTGCTTCGCCCTCGTCTCCACGTTCAAACCCCGGCGGAGCATGTCCCGCGCCACACCACCGGTCGGGTTCGTCAAAAACCGGATCAGCGCGGTGTGATTCCACTCCTGCCGAACCCGGACCTTCGCCATCAGCAGTCCACGCACAACGGCAGGTACACCCGAACCACCGTGTCCGAACCGATACACCCACCACCCGCACCGGCCGAGGTTGTCGGGAGGATCTGGAACCCCATGATCTCCCCCGAGTCGAGCAGCGCACCAAGGCAGCACGCGAGAGCGCTTCGGACCGCGTACCGGTCCAACATCACCTGAGCACCGACCGCGTCCACGATCTCGCAGGCGGGTGCGGTCCCGTCCGGCTCGATCGCCGGTGAGCACCGCATCACGTTCACCACGAACTCGGACCCGAGCATCTCCGGCGAGCAGTCGTTGTCATCGCCGAACCACGGCACCTCACCGCGGCCATCGTTCGAGTAGAAGTCACGCTGCCACGACAGCACAAGCTGACCGCCCGGTCCGCCCTCCACCGAGGGGCAGCACCCGTTCCAGCCGACGATCCCAGCCGCCCCGAGGCAGTACCGTGCGGGCTTCGGGTCGAGGGCGGCATACACGCAGGCACCGACCGCGAGTTGCACATCACGGGGCGCAGTGGGGGCCGCAGGGTTGATCGGCATCAGGTACCCGTCCTACGCCATGGTGCCGGGCCGTCCATGTCGTACACGGTCGGTACCGAGTCGTAGTTGTGCGGGTTGTATCGGCGCAGGAACCGGTCAGTCAACGTCAGACCGGTAAGGCCCGCGTTCATGACCTGCGTGAAGTCCGGGAAGTTGATCGACACATCAGCCCGGTTGACCGTCGTCGCCCACCTCGGGAACTCGCACCCCAACCCCAGGCAGTGCTTCATGTAGTCGATCGCGAGCTCACCGACTGCGAACCGGCCCGCTGCGGGCACCACCTCCCCGACAGTGAGGGTGACCGACCACGTGTTGTCCTCGGTATCCGCCAACGACAGGTCTTGGCAGGTCGGCCACGCGAACCCGTCCGTCCGAACCAGGTACCGGTTGTCGTCGATGCGGTACGAACCGGTCGGCATCACCGACCCGTCCAGCCTCACCTCGATGATCTGCTGAGCCGGCACAGGGAGAAGTGCCTCTTGCAGGTTCGTGCATGAGCACGTGTCCGGGCATGACCCGCACGTGATGTTGTACCAGGCCCCCGCGTACAGGACGGGTTGCGGGTAGGTGCCGAACTGCCACCACGAACTCGTGAACGGCCACGAATCGCCGTAGCACGACCGGCGGCACGGGCGGATGGTGGTGGTGCACAGCCCGAACTGCTGCCGGGATCCTTTCCACAGGATCTCCGTGGCCGCTTCCAATGCGAACCCCGATACGGCCTCGCTCCCCGTGGGGAGCGAGGCGCACCAGATCGGTTCCCACGGCTCGCATGGGCCGAAGTCTGTGGTCATACGGTCAGCGTACCCGTCACACTATTCGCGTGATATAGAAGACGCCGACCTGCCCGACGTTGTACTGCACGATCGGCCCCGAAGCGGTCGTCACCGCACCCAGAGACCCGCACGCTGTCGCGGTGGCAAAATAGGTGAACCGGTCGCCGGTGTTGAACACATCGACCGCGTACCAGTCCAGCTCCTCACCGGACCCGATGACCGCGTACTGGCCCTGCGCCACGACCGGCGGCGAAAGGTCGGTGTGCGTGGTCACCGCGAGCTGGCCGGCGCGGGTGAGAACGAGCGCGAAGTTGGCGGGGTCCCCGTTGATGAACCCTTCGCCGTACCAGGCGGACGCGGCGAGCAGGGGAACCCAGTCGCCGACAGTATCGCCGCAGCCCACGGAGGCCGCAGCGGGGGAGGGATTGACGGTGATACCGCCAACGACGAGAGCGAACGCCAGCATGACCCCGGCGATGAAACGACGGAACATAACCCAACCCCTTGGGTTTGTCCGGAGCCCGCCTGCCCCCGTAGATATCAGGCGGACTCCGACGATCTTATGCGGGGGTCTGGATACCGCACGCAGCGGTAGGGGGGGTGGCTGTCGTCAGGTTCTGGAACCAGTGGTCAGGGACCACCGACACCGCGCCCGCGCCGAGCCACGCATTGCCGATCGTCCACAGCGGCGACACGGCGAGACTGTTCGCCTGGATCTCCAGCACCGATGGCGCAGATGAGATCAGGTAGTCGCCGATCTTCCCGTCGGACAGGTGCGGCCAGGCGTTGTACACGTACTGCGGCAGACCACCGGTGGTGCACGCGGCGCGGCCGGAGACGCGCTGCCACACTTCCAGGGACCAGTGGGTGGTCGCCGCGCCCTCCGCCATCGCGAACCCGGTACCGGTCGGGCTCTCCGAAGCGGTGAGGAGCCGCGCCGGGCTGATCGTGTTCGCCACAAGACCTGGATCGAACAGACAGAACATCATGTCCAACTCGAAGTTCGTCAGGATGTCCGGTGCCTTGTCGTTGACGCACAGGGCGTCGTCGGCGGTGCGGGTGATGGTCCGGTCGCCGGTGTCGTACTGCGCGGAGCTCGAAACCTGGGTGAACCCGGACGCGACGATCTGTGCACCGCTGGCACCGGTGACGACCGCCCCGCAGGTGTCGAGGAGCGTGACCCGGAGCACGCGGCCCTTGATCGGGGTGTAGCACTTGGTGAAGGTGGCCATGGTATCCCCCGATTAGAAAGCGCTGAGCGGTTGGCCGGTGACGATGCCGCCAAGCGACACGTTGACGCTGAAGTGGCAACAATCAAAGCCGAGTAGATACGTGCGCTCGGCCTGGACTTTCATGGTGTTCTCGGACCGGTCCAGCCAATCGCTGATCCGGTACTGGTCCGTCAACTCGCTGTCCGGGCCCGGTTCCATACCGCGGTACCCGAACACGGGGCCGGTGCCGTAGATCCACGCCGCGTTCGGGGTGATCGTCCCGTCCGGGCCGGTACCGGGGTAGCCGGCGCCGATCGCGACGAGGTTCCCTTTCCAGGTCCGGAGCTGGGGCCCGTTGACGCCACCAACCTGTACCAGCTGGTAGCTGTTCACCAGCGCCGGGTACAGGATCTCGGGGACATGGATGGTCCCCTGCCCCCCGTAGCAGGCGTTCAACCTGGATTCCAGGTACCCCATGGCTTCGACGATGTCTAAGACCGTCGAACCGGTAACCGTGGTCGCCGCAGTCTGCATCAGGATGCGGTCGCTGTTGGTGAACGCGGCATTCGCGGCGAGGTGCGGGAGCACCACGTTGCGGCCCCCGGCGACACCTGTCCAGAACGCCGCTTCGACCTGGATCAACTCGGTCTGGGTCAGTGCGACCCGTGCGGCATTGCGGGCGTTGGTGCGCTCGTCGGGGTCGTTGACGTACCCGACCGGCGAGCAGTCGACCTGCGCGACGACCGTGAACGGCTGCGCGCCCCTCGCGGCGAGGGTGTGCGTCGCTGCTTTCGCGGCCGGCGGGGGCGGTGGTCCGCCGGTGCCGGTGACGGTGAGGCATTCGTCGTAGGTCGTGACGGCGGTGCCGCAGATGGGCTGCCAGACGACGCCGGACCGCCACCGGTCGGCGGTTGCGGATCGGTCTTGGACGACGGACCACAGCCCGTATTGGAGGGGTGTGTAGTCGGGTCCCTGAACGCGTGCTAGCGGTGAAGGCATCGGTCACACCCCTCCAATCGTTGATCGGGTCACAGTTGAATCGTCAACTGTTAGCGGCACAGAATCAGGTCAGCCGCGCCGGTCGTGCCGTCGGCGCAGAGGATGATCGAGCCGCGCTTGATCTCGTGGCCCACCTTCGCGATCAGGTGGCACTCCTCGGTCCACAGCGCGGTGTGGTCGTTCTCCGCGTTCAGGACCGAGTCGCGCACGACGCCGAGGGTCAGCGACATGCCGTTGCCCCGGACAACCGTGCCGGCCGCGTACATGAGGAACTCGACGCTCGTCGGCCATGCGGTCGGCGACGTCGCGGAGAACCCGGGAAGGCCCGTGGTGCGGACCTGCCAGTCGGAGACGAACTGCACCCGGAGGAACCGCTCATCGAACCGGTCCGCGAGCCACGAGTTCGTGACGCTGATCAGCTCCACGCCGGTACGGGCGGACAGGTCGGCGCGAGCGCCACCAAGCCACCAGTGCGGCAGAACGACCTCAAGCACGTCGGTCGAGCACATGCCGTACCGGGTGCGGTAGTCCTCCGCCCACAGCTCCAGCATGGACAGGGTCGGCGTGACCCAGCCCGACCCGGCGGTACCGCCGGTGACGAGGGTCGACGCGAGCGTGACCATCTGCTGGATGTAGCGGGCGTTCGTCGCGTGGAACATCGCCGACATGAGCAGGCGGATGTGGTTCCGGGTTGCCTCGGGGTACGCCGAGTCGGTGAGGTTGCCGGCCGTGAGGCAGATGCCGTAGCACTCAAGCCTGACGTCCGTAAACGACGGGCACAAAACTCGCACACAGGGCTTATTGGGCGAACCGGTCACCGTGGCGATGTCGTCGGTTTCCGTCCACAGCCATGGGTTCGTACCCGACGTGAACGTGCCCGTGTAGACGTCCGACAGGCTCGGCGAGATCGGGAACGTCGTACCGCCCCGCTCGACGCCGAACGTGGGGAGGTCGATCCCGCCGTCCTCGCAGGTGAGATTGAAGAAGTCGTACCGGCGCAGCGACGGGGAACAGAACCCGCCACCGGCGGTGTCGATCTCGCCATCGCTGTTCATCGAGAACAGCTGCTTCGGGTCGGTGAGGACCTTCAGCGCGTCCTCAACTTCCTGCTGCGTGCTGTTCGGGCCGAGGACGTGCGTGAACTGGTTCTTGATCGTCGCGACCGGCCGGTAGTCGGCGCCGGCACCGGCGCGGGACACGCCCATGTTGCGGGCGGTGTCGTGCATGGCGTCGGCGAGCATGTTCCGGTCGGAGAACTGGGTTCCCATCGGGATCTGGAGGTTCGCCGACGCGGTGATGATGAACTCGTCCTCGCGGGCGCGCTGCGCTTCGAGGGCCTGGGCGCGCTGCCCGGCCTGGCGGAGCGACACGTTCAGCGACGGCTTCCCGAGGAGATCCTCAGCCGGGGTCTTGCCCCGGGCGCTGGCGGTAACCAGCTCGGCTGCGGGTGCGGCCTCGGCGGGTGCGGCCGGTGCGGCTGCGGGTGCCTCAGGCGCGGCGGGCGGTGCGACGGTGGCCTTGAAGGCTTCGATCTCGGCTGCCATCTCGGCTTGGTGCTGGGCGATGGCGGCGGTCTGGGTGTCGACGGCGGTGAGGTGGCCCCTCAGTGTTGCGAGGGCCTTCAGGTCGTCGGCGGTGTGGTTGTCCTTGTTGACCACTGCGGCGCCCTGCTGCTCCAGCTGGGTCCGCAGCGCGGCCAGCTCATCAGCGGAGAGGCCTGTGAGGTCATCCGGCATGGAAAAGGGCGAGTCGGCCACAGCAATCCCCCGTGGATTGGTTGGGTTGCGGCTGCGAATCGGCCTTTATCGCAGTGATCAGGTACAGGCTAACGGTACATGTGGTAATCGTCCAGCGCCCCACGCGGGGGCAGCTGGACGGAAAGGTCAGGCGCCCTCGACTGGCGGGGGCGGCGGCGGAGGCGGGGCTGGTCTGCCACAGCTACACATGGAAGTCACTTCCCTCCGAAGAGTGTGCGGTATCCGGCCATCTGGGACCGGGTGTCTAACCCCATCGTAGACGCAAAGATCTCGATCAACTCACGGTCCACCGGGAGCGGCGCTTTCGGGCGCTCCGGGGCGTACCGGGTGATCGGGACCGCCGACGCCACGAGGATGCCCTCCTCGGTCGTCGTCACCGACGCGAGGGGTTCACCGTCCGGGCCGGCCGATGCGACGTCGATCGACGCGGCGGTGTATCCGGGGTTAGGGACGACGAGGGCGGCGATCATCTCCCGCCATCCCTGCTTCTCCTGGTGGGGCTGCCAGTCGCCGGAGAGCCGGGACACGTACAGGCGCGACAACTGGGCGGGGGTGGTGTCGGGTTCGAGCGCGCCCGCGACCCACACCCCGTACTTGTTGTGGCCGATCGCGAGCTTCCCGACGATGGAGCAGCTGTTTTCGTAGTGGTCGATGCGGTCGTCGAGGGACCGGTATCCGGTGGTGGGTGCGTGTCCGCAGCCCATCGTCATCGGCCCGGCGGTGACCCACCCATCATCCGTCAGGGCGCCACGGGTTTTGGTCCACTTCGAGTAGTCGACGTTGTCCATGCGAACCCGCCGGTTCTGCCCGCGGTACCCGGCCGCGCGGTGGGGGGCGTCCTTGGGCGCGAGGTACCCGAAGAGCTGCCCTTCGTCGGTGACGATCAACTGGTACGAGGGGTCCACGTCGGGTTCGTTGAACCACGACCTCGGGGGTACCTCGGGCAGGGTGATGGTGTAACCGCTGGCCACCACCGGGAAATCGGTTGTTTCGGTCATGTGCACCCCCGTGCGTTGATCAAGTCAGGATACGGCAGAACAACCCCAGTCGTCACCAGCACCCGCAGTCTCCGCAGGCTGCTCCCGAGGTCGCTTCTTCGGGCGCGGCTTCGGCAGTCGCGGCGGGGTGTCCGCTGCCGCCACCTCGATACCCCGTTCGGCCAACGCCTCGATCAGCGCGGGCAGCGGCTCCACGTACGCGCTTGCCTGTGCCATACCGTCCGAGGATGTGGCCTCGTAGATGTTCCCCGAGTGGTAAACCTCTTGGATCACCTGGTCAGGGTCGTTAGGCGAGTACACGTACTCGACCTGCATGGGCTGCTCGTCGGCGCCAACGCTCACCCCGCCTATCCACCCCTGCGCGAGTTTCCGCGCATATTCGAGCCCGCTGGGATCGTCGAGGTCGATCATGCCCCAACCGTGGATCTCACGGCCCATCCGGGCAATCTCGGTGATCAGACCAACCGTGACGACCTCGGGCACACCCCCGTGCATTCCTGTGTGCTTGTCCCAGTTGAACGGGATCGGCGGCGTGCGCCACGTCCACGACCCGAGCATCTGCACCCGGCGGCCCGTCGACACACCCTCCGTGTGCATCAGGGTGTGGAAGTGCGCACCGGGGACAGCGGTGGCCATCTCCTCTTCGTAGGCGAGTGCGGCACCCAACTGCTCGGGGCTCGGCATGTCTTCGCCAGCGGCGGCGGTAACGATGTGGCCTTCGCCGGGCCATTTCCCGGTAGCGCGGTGGTGCATCGTCGCGCACAGGCCTTCAGGGTCGGCCACACCCGGTTCGTCACGCAGCCGCTTCACGCACCGTCGGAACCCGCCAGGCTGCCCAAGACGGAGCTTGCCGGCATTGCCCGCAGCCCACCCCTGGACATCGAAGTCATTGCCGCTGTCGCCGCCGGTAAGCGGGTAGTCGGTGACCTCGTCACCCATCGCGACCCGTAGCCGGTCAAACGTGACCGGGCCCAGCTTCTCGACGAGGGCGGGGATTTCCCCGAGGTCATCGCTGTACTTAAAAGTAATATGAGGCACCCACGGTGCGTGGTTGTCGGGCGGGGTCATCAGCTTCCCGACGCGACCGCTCACACCCGCATGGAGGTCGGCGAGCGGTTGCCCGCCCACGCCCATGACCAGCGCCGTCTCACGGTCCTCGGCGTGCGGGTTGAACGCGTTGACCGCGAAACCGTCCCCCTCGATCGGAGGTGTTGTCGCAGCGTAACCGGCCACCACGTCGTAAACAGCGCCCCGAATGTCCTCAGGAATGTCCGCAGCCTCACCGAGGTACATCACCGTCAGGTGCAGCTCCTCAGCCGGCTCGCCACCATCGACCGCGAGTCGGTCGACATGCTCAGCGGACGGAACCAGGGCGATCATCGCACCAGTGTGACCGGACCCGGCGGCAGCGACCTCGGGTGCCGAGGACGCCTTCGCAGCAAGGTCATTGAGCTGCTTCAGGAACCGGCGCATGTCCGAGGAATCCATGTCGGCCGTGCCCAACTCGTTGGAGGGGAACGCCCACCCGGCGGCACTGGAGGAAGGGCGCACCGCAAGCTTGAAACCCCAATCGGCTTCCGAGCCGTCGCGGCCCCACACCTGGTATGCCAAGTCGCCCCACTCGCCAGCAGGAATTACCCCTTCGCCAATCATGTCGTCGGCCACCAGGTCCCGGTTCCACGCTTCGAGTTCAGCTCGTCGCTTCTCCCCGGCGGCGTCGAGGCGCCCCTCATCGCGAGCGTCGTCTAGGCGGTCCAGTTCGGCGAACTTCTTACGCAGCTCAACCGACCGAGCCTTCGCCGCAGTGTTTTCAGCCTCCAGCGACGCGACGACCCGCTCGACGTCGCCAGCCCGGAGCTTCAGCGTGCCGCCGAGGTTCGCCGCCGACCACTTCTCCTCGTCGCCACCTCCGACGATACCGAGGCGCACTTCGGGACCGCCGAGGGTGGAGATCGCCGCGCCGACGGGCACGGCATCCGACGTGCCGTTGACGTCGAACGCGCGCGATCCACGCAACTCCTCGCCGTCGCCGAGCTGGATCCGCTTCGCAAGTCCGAGTTTGTCGCCAGGGAGGCTGGGGGCCTTCCCGCCACCACCGATCTTGTCGGCGAACTGCCCATCGCCATCGCGTGGGTGCTGGCCCTCCACGAAATGGATGACCGCAGCGGAGATCTCTACATCCACGTCGTCCTCATCGTCTTCGTACTGGGCTTCGTCGATCAGCCGCTCTGCTTCCCTCAGGGTTTCGAGGAGCGATTCGGTTTCATCGCCATCAAGCCAAATGTCGAAGTTCCCTTTGCCTTGGTCAACCATGTAAATGTTGATCAGGCCGTCTTTGTCGTACCCGACCCCGATATCCCCGTTACGGCCCGTACCGAGCCCGTCGAGCAACTGCCGTTCGTCCTCGCCCTCGGCATCTTCCGGGTCCGCGTCCTCCCACATACCCTGCACGCGTTCGATACGATCCGCAAGCTCAGTCCACGCCGACGAATCCGACCCATCCAGGATCACCCGCGCTTCATCGCGGTCCTCCGAATAGATGGACAGCGCCGAATCGCCATTCTCATGGACCGTCAACCAGCCATACACCGGATCGGCGCTCCCGCTGGTCTGATCCCCCCACTCCAACTCCTCCTCGATCGGCCCATACAAATCCGCCACCGACGCCAGCACGCCAAGGTCCTCCCCAGCCTGCTCCGCGAACTTGCCCTCACCATCACGCGGATGCTCAGCTTCATCGAACACGGCGGCAACGACAGGCACTTCAGCCCTCCGGCGGATATTCACCGCAGTCCACGCACAACGGCACTGGATTGTTTCATCGGCTTCCCCCAATGGATCAGCGGGGAAATCGAGCAGCGCATCGCCGACAACGAACTTGTCGTTCAGGTCCACCGTTTGCCCATGCGCAGCGATGTGCGTCGGGCGCGTCCGCCCGTCCGTGGGGAACGTTGCTTCCCACTGCTTGTCCATGTCCAGACCGAGCGCACGCGCCTGCGTGATCGATCCGCCGTTCGCTGCGCTCGCCACCTCGGTCCGGGCGGTCTTCACCGCGCGGGTCGCCGCGAACCCCGCAGCCTGCTCGACGCGGGCCGCGAGTTCCTTGATCCCGTCACCGGCCTTGATACCCTCAACGAGCTGCTCCCGGATCTCCTCCCACGTGATATCCCCCACGTTTTTCAGCCGGTTCGACGCAGCAGCCATCCACGCAGCGGCTGGTTCGTCAAGCGGGGCAATGCTGTTGTCCAGGTCATAAGCCAGGATGATCCGCACGTCACGTTCGGCGCGTTCTCTTTCGGCGCGGCGGCTTTCGGGTGCCGGCTCGGCATCGGGAGGAATACCGGGGGCGCCCAGCTCCGAGGGTTCGCGCGGTTCGGCCTCTGGCGTTGGGCCTTGCCCTGCTTCCTCCGGTTCCACGGGAAGCTCAGCCCGGGTGAGGAGATTTTCGATCTCCTCCCTCCGCGCCGGGTCCTCCACGGACTCCAACAGCCGGTCGATCACCTGCTGACCGGCGAGGGTATCGAGGAACATCTCACCGGAGCCGAGGTACACGCGGGTGAGCTCAGGAATGAGGACTTCGGCGGTGTACGCGTTCCACAGGGTGAAGATCGGGGCGAAGGTCGCGTCGGTGACCGTGGACGGGATCGGTTCGGCGAGGATCGCAGCGACAGCGGCGGCTACCGCTGCGGTGATACCTGCGTTGATGAGGGCGTCGAACTGCTCTTCGGCGGCGACGATCTCGGGTTCGGTGTACCCGTGGACCGGTTCGGGTTGGGTCATGTCAGGCTGCCGTGGCGGCGAGTACCTGGAAGATCCCTACCTGTACGTGGTGGGTGACCTGCCACCCGGCTTTGGTGACCATGGCCGCATAGGCTTCCATGTCCCACCCCCACACATGGGCTTCGTCGTGGGACTCGGGGGTTTCACCGATCGGCGACGAGCAGATCAGCCACCGACCGCCCTCCCACCGGATCCGCTCAACCTGCCCGTGGGGGTCGTCGAGGTGCTCAAGAACCTCGGTGATGACCGCGATGTCGCCCCACTCCAGTTCCTGCGTGAGGAAGTTGGCCTGGTGGACGGTGACACCGCGTTCGCGGGCACCTTCGAGGTTCGCAGGGGTGAACTCATACCCCCACGCAGCGAGCTGGGGCAACTGCTCAGCGACCATCGACAGGAACCCGCCATCACCGGCGCCGAGGTCGACAAGCGACGCAGCCCCGTCCTCCGCAGCGAGGCGCGCGAAGTCGAGGGCCTGGGACATGCGTCCGCCGTGGGGTTCTTCCTCACGGTGCCGGGCTCGTGCCCGCGGTGCGTGCCATTCGGCGGTGGACACGATCGGGGTCTCACCGATGGGGTAGAACCGGTGTTCGATCATCGGCGTACTCCGACCATTTCGCGGGTCTCGGCGGGTGCGCCGAGCTGGCGGCGGACTGCTGCGCCGATGCTGGCCGTGACCGGGCTCGTCTCGGCGGGGCGGCTCGCGCCCTGCGTGGTTGGTGTCCCGGCAGCCGGCGAGGGCCCGCTAGTAACAGCGGGTGTTCCCTCCGGCCGATTGGTGGTATCGCCGACTGCCGAAGTCTGTGTGCCCGCTGGTGGTTCCCATCCGGTGAGGGATGTGAGGGCCATGGGGCCGTTGGTGGTGTCTTTGGACATGCCCTTGAGGACCATGTCCTGTAGTTCTTCGTCGTCGGGGCGGTCGTCTTCGTCGAACCCGTTCGCGGCGCGCATCGACTTACCAGAGAGTTCGCGGCGGTCGTACAGCTCGCGGGCTTCTGCGGATTTGTCGGGGCGGGCGATGAGGTCGGAGGCGTCGTACCAGAAGCACAGCTGGCCACCGCGCGGGCCGACGAGGTCCAAGCCCATAGCTTGCAGGATCGGGTGCATGACACCCTTGGTGAACCCGGTGACGAGAAGTTCCGCTTTGGGCGAGATGTAAAGCTTGATGCCGGTTTCGTTGGTGAGCCAGCCCGAGTTCCCCGTGAAGTACACATGGCCGTTGCGGCGAGCCAACCAGCTGTGGTTGGGCGTCGTCGGGCACCAGACCACCCCCGTGTACGTCTCCATGGACGCGGTCTTGCGGATCGCGACGTGCCGGTAGCGGCTGTTCACCGAGAGGAACGTCTGCGGCTTCCGGTCGAATCCGCCCGTGGTGTGGACGTGGGTACGCACCGGGCGCCCGGCGAGGATCGCGGCGAGTTCGATCGGCGCGAGACGCGCCGGGTCGCGCTGGTCGATGGTGAGGCCACCGGTGGCGTTGATGCTTCCGTCGCCAAGGGCGAAGACGTTGAGGAAGAGCTCCAACTGGGCGCGCGTCAGGGAGTAGATGAAATCCCTGGTCACGGTCTTCGAGTGCCAGGATTCCATCTCGTTGAGCAGGGGCGCGTATGCCGCCTTGTTGAGGTGGAACAGGGTCATCCCCCGTTCCTCGGCGACCTCGCGCCAGCGGGGGACCACGGAGGTGCGGCCTTCGCCGGCGACCTTCATGGTTTCCGAGGCTGGGCCGAAGAGGCGTGCGAGGACTCCGCGGATCCGGGCGACCATCGCCGGGTTGGCCTGGTGGGACTGGCCGATGCGGACCTGGGAGTGTGTGGGGGTCGGCCACGTGCAGGTGCCCTCGGTGATGAACCACCCGACGAGCTCGACGAAGTCGTCGGTGTACTTCGCCTCGGTGGGCAGGTCTGCGGCGGGGGCGGCCCGGATGATCTGGTCGAGGGGCTGGAGTTCGGCGGCGGTGGTCCAGGTGGGGACACCGTTGCGGATGACGGGCCAGCGGTGGGCCATGGTCGACAGGGAGTCGTGGAACTTCCCGGCGATCCTCATCATGGGCTCGTCGGTCACGTCGGCCCGGTAGATGTCCTGAACGGGCTGCCACTCGGATTGGCCTGTCTCGTGGTTCAGGGTCATGACGATGTCACCCACGTTGATCTGGTCGTGGGTGCGCCAGCCGCTACGGGTGAGGATCTCCGTGTCTTCGGGCTGGCACCAGTGGTTCATGTCACCATAACCTAGTAGAGCTTCTATCGGCATCGTGAGGGTGACCGCGAGCCGTTTGGTTTCGGCTTCGCGTTCCTCGATCAGCTCTTTCGTGATGCCGTCGGAGATGATGATGTGTTTGATCTTGTCGATCTGCTCGGCAGGGAAGTCGATGATCTGCGGCAGCGCCGCACCAGCGGATCCGGGGTTCCGGATGTTGTTCATCGCCGCGTCGATCAACTTCTGAACGAACCAGTTCGGGTTGCCTTTGTACTGCTCAGGGACCTTCACCAGGGCTTCTTGCGGGATCGCGAGGAGCCCGTTCATCCCGATCCGGGACACCAGCGTGCTGATGATCCGCCGGTTCAACAGGTCCATCGTCCGCATGATCGGCAACGCGGGCCGGGCCGCTGAGTGCGACCGCCACGGGAACTGGGCGTCGGGCTCCATGATCCGCGTCGGGAGGGCTTCCTCCGCCATGGGCCGCCACGTCGTGTCACCGGTGCGGATCTCCCACCACGGCTGACCGTTGACCGTCGAGGTGCGGACAGCGTCCTTGGAGAGGATCTGCCAGTCCGCAAACGCCAACGGGATCTGCTCCGAAGCCCGCTCAACGACGAGGATCCCCTCACCAGGCACCCCGAGCTGAACCGCACCCGCCGACATGATCTGCGACTGGCCGGCGGTTCCTCCGGCGAAGACCTGGGCGAGGGCGAGCGCCGCGGTTGCGCTGCGGTTGCCGCGGACGTCTTCGGGGGACAGGAACGCGGGGTCTTTCTGGCCGGGGACCATTTCGGCGGCGACGAGGCGTACCCGGCTCATGCTGGATTTGAGCCAGTCGATGCCGGAGGAGAATTCGCCGAGGTTGCGCCAGAAGTCCCAGGCCTCGCCTTGCCAGGTCTCATAGTTCCAGAGGCTGCGGGTCTGCTGGGGGTCGGTGAGGACGTGTGCTCCGGCTGTGGTGATGTCGGCTGTGCGGCGCAGGGAGAGCCCGCGTGTGCTGTCCGGCATGCTCACCCCCGTGTGTCCGGCTATCGCTGATGGTAGCGGACATCGGTCGGGGTGGCGATCATGCCTACAGAAACGGCCCCGCTTGAGACGCGGGGCCGGTCCTGACCGACAACCTGGGGAGGTCAACGTGGTGCTACGCGCGGGCCTGCAAGAGCCCTGAGGCTAGGTTACCGCATGCGTCCGGCGGACGATGCCATCATGCGTCGGCGTGCCGCTTGGCGGTGGACGCGGCCCATCTTGTTGATGACTACCATGCGTAGTACTTGATTCATGTAAGCAGCAGCATCAGGACTCACGGGGCACCTCGGGTGCGGACTCGTTCGGGGAGGCCTTCAGGAACACGGTCCTCGTCGAACGTCCGAGCATGGCCAACCACTCCTCCCGAGTTGCGCACGGCGGCTGGTTCATCCGCAGATAGGCGTAAGACGTCGGAGCATCAACACAATCCGAGTGGGGAGGAACCGGGGTCCAGATCTCGACCATCGGCGTCGGCACCCCCTCGAAATACGTGAGCGCCACAACCTCAGAGCTGGTCATCTGCCATCGCCTCCTTCGCCTCGGCAGCGAACTGCTCCCGCCTCAACTGGTCCTGTAGCTGGTGCCGTTGCGCGAGCCGCTTCGAGCTGAGCGCTTGGCATCCCGCAAGCTGCTGCGCAAGCAACCGAATGACACCCCGCAACCGCTCTGACTCGTCCGTGTAGATCGGCCGCGAATCGTAAGGCCGCGCCGAACGCCGACCGTACCAGCAGCCGAGCAGAAAGAGACCAAACGCCACGACGATGCCGACGAGCGCGACAATCATGCCCACCACGTCAGGACTCATCGGGCACCGCCGCTTGGCATGCCCGGATCTTCCCGCCGACGACCTCGGAGTAACTGAGCCCGCAGCCGTTGCGACACATCACCGATTCATCCTGCCAGTCGTCTTCGTAGGTGAACCCATGCGCGATGCGATCGTAATAGTCGCCTGGGTCTTCGTCGCCTATCTCATGGGTGACGATGTAGCCCATCAGAGTTCGCTTTCGTCTTGGAGCGGGAACCCGAGGTTCTTCCGGACTTCGTAGCGCCGGTTCTTCGTCAGCCGCCACCATTCTTCGGCCCATCCTTCGATCGCGGACAGCCATCCGGCGGCGCCCCAGACTGCACCGACCGCGAGCCATGGTGCGGGGACGCTGTACCAGTTGGTGGTGACCCACACGGTGCCGAGCGCCATCCAGAACGACATGCACCACGGGCAGGTGAGCAGGTACGCCACACCACGCCCGAACCCACCCAGCGGCGGTTCCTTCCCACCCGTCTGGGTCTTCGCGCCGTTCTCATCACGCGGGTCGAGCCAGTTCACCACCAGATCACGCGGCACCCGAACAAACGGCAGATAATCCGCCACCACGAACCGCGTCAACCGCCACGCCGTGAACACCATGAGCACATGCAGATGAACCAACCACAGTACTTGCGCAACAGTCACAACTACCTCCAGTCGCCGACGCCCCCGTACCCGCCCATCATGCCATCCGACGGCGACAACGCACGCGTCAGGTCCACGGCCATATCCGGGGACTCCTGGAACTGGGTTTCCCCCGACGCCGGCATGGGCAGCAGGTCATAGCCGAGGTAAACGCACGCGTCCAAGTTGCCTGGTGAGTCTTTCGACGTGGGGAGGAACGTCTGCCACTGATGCTCGATACCCGGCAGGTACGCGGCGAACCGAACCCGGTCCATGACGATCTGCTGCGCGATCGGCTCAGCCCGCAGGATCTTGTTCTTCCGGGCGGTGACTTCGACCACGCGGGGGATGAGGGGCCCGTACTTCAGCTCACCGGGGTCGCGGCCTTCAGCGACAGCGGCAGCACGTTCAACCTGCTCCTCGGCGGCGAGTTGCACCCACGCTGTGCGTACCGCGAGCTGGCACAGGTCCCCGCCGTAGTTCTTCTCGATGACGAACCGGTCCGCCTTCGTCAACACCGCGAGTTCGCAGGCCTTCCGCGACCAGACCTCAGACTTCATCCGCGCGGACCAGTCATGGGTGACGTACAGGCGTTGGTCGTCACCGAGGTAACCAGCGACCACACCCGCGGTGTCCCTGCCGCCGCCGGACGGGTCGATCGCAACCGCGTGGGTGATGCCCTCCGCGCACGGCCGCTCGGTCCCGAACTCGTAACACCTGCGCTGCCTCAGGACGTCACCCGACACCATGGCGCCCTCAACCGGCCGCGGGTCTGCCTGGTACATGCTGAACCAGTCGCGGGGGACGTTCGTGTTGCGGGCGTTCTCCCAGTGCGCGAGTGCCCCGGCCCGGTCGTGTTCCTGAATCTTCGGGTGCGGAAGCGGGTCGCCGATGGACCGGCCTAGCGGGTCGTCGAGTTCGGTGGCGATGGCTGGCATGTGGAGCAGCTCCCACCGGCCCCCGTTGGACCGTACGCCTTCCTGTGCCATGACTCTGCCGGCGAGGTCGTCGGGGTGCCAGCGGGTCATGACGATGGCGAGGGGTGCCCGGGGTGCGAGTCGGGTGAGGATGTCGGCGCTGTAGGAGTCGTGGACTTTGTTGCGGTAGGTGGGCGATTCGGCTTCTTCGCGGTTTTTGTGGGGGTCGTCAATGAGGACAAAGTCACCCGGTTCGCCCGTGATACCCGATCCGATACCAACTGACCGAATTCCACCACCTGTGGTCAACGACCAGTTATGCGCAGCCTGCGACGCCGGATCAAGGGCCAGCCCGTACCGCGCCCCGAACTCCTCCACCAGCCGCCGAGTCGACAGACCCCGCTTCACCGCGAGGCTATCGCCGTAGCAGACGATGATGACCCGGTGGGTGGGGTGCAAGATCAGGTACCAGAACGCAGCCCACACCACGGCGGTCACCGTCTTACCGACCTGCGGCGGTGTGTTCAACACGATTCGGTCTATTTCGCCGCGTTCCATGCGGACGTACGCGTCGCCGATCACGGTGAGGTGCGCGCGGATCCGGTATGAGCGTTGCAGATGCGCGGCCAGTGTGACCGGCGTCGCAAGGGCAGCCTCATCCTCGGGGCTGATCTTGCGACGCCGGGCACCGGTCGGGTCCAGGAAATCCGCGGTGGAGTCCCAGATCTCACGCTCGAAGGGGTTCACCCCACGAGACTAAACCCTCGTGAACGGGCCGAACTCGTGCAGACCGTCGTGGCGGTACTCGCGGGTGCATCGTGCACCGTTGCTCGCGGCCACGCACAGGCGAACCTCGTCGGGGCCGAGCGGCGACGAACCGAACGGCTCGAACGCCTGCTCCGCGAGAACAGCGGAGACCTCGGTGCCGTACTCCTTCTCGGTGACCTCCACCGGTCCGGCAAGCGGGTAGTCCTTGGCTTCGCCGATCGGCTCACCGTCCGCGCCGAGCGGCTGGACGCGCGCGGTACCGCCGCGACGCACCGAACCCGGCTCGGCATCCGCACCCGGGACCTCCGGCGCGGACAGGAACGGGAAAGAAGCGGCCGGAGCCACCAGGCCGCTGCGGGCGTAGACATCCTCGATGTTCGCGCGCACCGCGTCCATGGCGCCCCCTGCGGTCGCGGGCGGTGCGGTGACCGGCGTCGGGTCGTCGTTGATGAACCTCCCGACCTCGTCGCGGTTCTGCTTCGCGAGCCGGTCGGGCCATTCGGGGCTGATGCCCGGCTCATCCTTCACCCCGAGGAGCAGGGTTCCGCGCGGCAGCCGGGTGTTCGCGAGGTCGCTCACCACGATCGAGAAGTCCGCGACGGGGGCGCAGGGGCATCCGTCGCAGAGGTGCGGGGTGTCGAACCCACCCAGGTACTCCTCAGGTGTCGGGTGGCTGATGCCGTGGTCGCAGATCCGGACGATCGTCGGGCCGATGTCCGCCGGGTTGGCCGCGAAGAACGGCCACTCAGCCCACGGGCCATCCAGGATCGGCGCGTGCATCGGGCACCCCAACGCCTCGTTGTTCACCGCCGCGCACGAGGCGGCGGGGTGGGTGCTGATCTTCGGCGACTCGGGGTCGAGGTTGGCCGGCGCCCACGGCTCCCATGCGGCTGCGTGTGCGGCCTGGACCATGCTGACGAGGTCGAGTGGGGTGATGACGCGGGGTCCGCAGCACTGCTCGGCAGGCCCATAGCCGACCGGCTCATCGTCGTCGGGGGTCCATCCGTCGCTGATCTCGGGGTCGATGTCGATGGTGTCGGCGGTGAACATGATGTCGAGGGCGCCGCACTTCTCGGCGAACGACTGCCATGCGGCAACGGCGGCCTCGTGCATGGGGGTTGCCTGGTCGAGGATGAACGCGAACCGCTCCCCGAACTGGTCGGTGGGGAGATGCAGGATGTGGAGGCGGGGCATGGGACTCCTTCAGTTGGCTAGCAGAGGTGCCAGCGGGCGGATGGATCGGTGGGTGGTGCGGGCTTCTCGGCCCAGTAGCAGTACGAGCCCCATGAGGCGTCTCGGGGGCGTGCGTGGTCGCCGAACAGCCATTCGCATGATGTGTTGTGGACCACGTCGGACGCGTCTTCGATCCGGTATTCGCCGAGTTCGCGATGGATCACGCCATGCTGGTGGTCGTTGGTGACGAACTGCCAGATGCGGTGATCGTGGCCGTTGTTGACGAGTGCGCGGAGAACGTAGAGCCCGGTCTGCCGTTCAATCCAGTGGATCTTCCGGAGGTTCAAACCTTGAACGCCCATCCTCATTCTCCCTTCGGTGCTGGGGTGCGCCGTTCCCATCGGGCAGTGTACCCACTGCCGCATTCGTTGCTGTCGGGGCGGGCGGTCCATGTCCATTCGGTGCGGCCGAGCATGCATCCGCACATGAGGATCCACCCGATCACGGCGGGCGGGATGCTGGCGAGGATCTGATCGGTGTAGCTGATCAGGGGGTTGCGGCGGTAGACGACCGTCATCGACGCATGGCCGAACCCGCACAGCGGGCAGCGCATGCTGTCGGGTATCGGCTGGTCGACCAGCTCGAAATCAGGATGGGTGCTCATCGCCGTTTCGGCCTTCCCCTTGGTGGCCCGCTTGCCGGTCGCATGCCGAGTGCGGATGCGAGGGTGTTGCGGCGTACGTCTTCGGATGCGTCGTCTACGTACCACCCGCAGGCGCATTCCCACACGCCGCGCAACGGGCCGTCGAGGATGACCCCGTGTTCGGGGCGCCACCCTCCGGGGGTTGCCCACCGGCAGGCTTTCGCGTTCGGGTCCACCCGCCGTTTGAGCATGTACGCGGTCACAGCCGGCAGGCCCGTCGCGTACACCCGCCACCGCTGCTGCGGGCCGAGAATCCCTGGGCCCATGTGCCGCATGTGCCTGATCCGCAACGTCAGGTACGGCAACGGGCGAGTGCCCTCACGGCACGCCACCTGCCTGCACATGGGGCGGCTTTCGCCCGGCGCCCACACCGAATTAACCAACATCAGATCTCTTCCCCGGCAGCGAATGCGTGTACACGATGCGCAGCCTATCCCCTGACATCCACAGTCTGCATCCGGGTATGTCGCAGTTCTCCTCATGCCAGTCCCCGACCGCCATCCCCATCCGCAACGCCAACTTCAGGTCGAGCGGGAGGAGGATTGTGGCGAGCACATCAGGCCCGGTGATCGGTTCGTCAGACATCGGAACGTACCGCAGGGTTATGACGCGGGCAGTGATCCGGGTGGGTTCGGCTACCTCGGCCCGATGGCGGGCGGGTGCTCCATCCTGCCCGTCGGGCCTCCGCACGAAGAGGGCGATCACCGATTCGGTCAGTGAACCCACCGGGATCAGCACGGTAGGTTTCAGTACACCCGATGGTGTCGCAGGCGAGTTGATAGGCAGGGGCGGTTATTTCGTGAATCATGGTCTCTCCTCAGGGGTGAGGTCGAATAGGGGTTTGATGCCTGCGGCGAGCAGGGCGGCGGCTTTCGTGGCTTTACGGGTTTCGGCGTGGTGGTCGGCGTCGTAGTTCAAATGGCATTTCTGACACATGGCTTTCAGGTTCTCGTCCCGGCAATCACGCGGATCATGGTTGAGATGCGCGACGGTGAGCACAACCACGGAACGCGTGATCGGATGCGGTTTACCGTTCGTCGCCGGGCACGGAGCCCACGCGATGGCGTGCGTCCCGCACTCCCCCGTGCACTCACACCGCCCCTTCGCCCGCTCGTTCCGGATGCGCAGCGAGATGAGCGGCCAGTCCGCCGGGTAGAGTGCTTTCATCTCAGGGCGGATCGGCATGTCAGCTCGGTTCCTTCGAGACGCTGATCTGATGGTTCTGTGCGATGCCGATTCCTTCGGCGAGGTATCGGAACTTCAACGCTTCTTGGACGTTGAGCGCGTTCGACGCCCATATCTGGGCAGCGAGTCCCTCGTACGTGAGCTTCGATGCCTGGTTGCGGCGGGCGAGTTCCATCCACCGTTCTTGCGCCCAGGTGTTCTGTTCGCCGACGAGTTCACCGATTGTGGTTCCGAAGACTTTGCTGAGCGCGACCAGTTGGAAAGCGCTGACGCCCTGGGCCCCGGCTTCGACGTTGCTGACGCTCGGCCGGCTGAGGCCGATCGCTTCGGAGAGCGCCGCTTGTGTGAGGCCCATGGCTTTACGCCGGACAGCGATCTGGTGCCCCAGGTGGGCGAGGAATTCGGTTTCATCCATTGACGATCCAATCTGAGATGAGGAGTACGAGCCCGAACCATGCGGCGAGCCCGATGGTGGCGGCGAGGAGCCACCACCCGTCACGTCCCACGGATCACCTGCTGGTGAATGCCGGGGCAGCGAACGACGGGAGTCACGCCGGGAACATCGTGGTAGACGGGCAGCCCACTGTTTTTGATCGCCGAGCTCTTGCCGCAGAACGCGCACGTACCGCGTTCCCGGATCTTGGACCCGAAGTGGGCGTGCGACGGGCAGAAATCTATACCCAGGCGGGTGTCACAGTTCCACCCCGCAGCACGCGCAGCCGGACGCTGGACCTCGATCGTTTCCTTACACCCGCCCCGGTAATCACACCGAATCGTGTACGTGATACGCATCACGGTGTCACAGCCCCCAACCCCGGCACCCACCCGGCCAGCATCCCCACACACCCAACCACGATCAACACCAGCAACGCCACCGACACGACGACCGGCCACGCCCTACTCACCGTAACCCCGCAACTCCGCCAGCTTCGCGCGGTTTTGGACGCACGAGTCGAGGACGCAATCGGCGAACCCGGCATCGGGGTGGTGGCCAGATTCGGACGGCTCCCGCAGATGCTCCGCAACCATGAACATCTCCAGCTCGTCAACCGCATCCCCGAGCTTCCGGCTGAGCAGGTCGATCACGCCACGCAGCGAATCCCCGGCGGAAGGCGTGGCGTACTTCAGCACATCTTCCACCGCGACCCAGTCCACCCCGGTTCCCGCCGGTATCGGCTTGTCCTCGTTCATGCGCTCAACGATCGCTGCGGCGATGGCCGGCGAACCGAAGACCACCCCCACATACTCACCCCCTCGGTACAGGTTGATCGGCTGGGAGCGGCCAACACGCCACAACGGCTCAGACATCAGCGTTCTCCTCGGTCATCTTGGTGCTTCCTTCGGGTTGAGGGGCGAACCGTTCACACGGTCACCGCCAGATGGGCGAGCAGGTGTTCCCCGATGTACTTGGTGAAGTTCGGCGGGATCGACTCGGCCAGCTCGGACCGGGTCATCCAATCGATGCCCATGACCTCGCGGGCTAGCGCGATCGGTGAACAGTTGCCCGCCACGGAGATCACGCTTCCCGGCACCCAGTGCCCCGCTGCCGACGCGGGGATCAGGTGGCGCGGGTGGTCGGGTGCCGCGATCGGGATCGACGATTCGAAGAGCCTGTGCCGGTAGAGTGCCGCGCCGAACATAGCCCCGCAGAGCAGGAGCCCGTTCGCCCCGAAGAGGTCTCCGTGCTCGGCAAGCCCGGACCCTTGTACGTTTTCGATGACCCACGGGCGCCCCCACTCGGTGAGTAGGTTCCTAGTAACGGCCACGAGGTCAGGGTAAGAGTCGGCGAGGCCCGGTCTGCATCCGGACATGGCCGAGTATTTCTGACAAGGCGGCGAGCCGTGGGCCGCCGCGAACTGGTCCATGAAGGCGTGATCAGCCATCAACTCCAGTGCGTCGCCTTGAATGAACTCATCTCCTGCATACCGTGGCTGCGGGTTGATATCGACTCCCGTCACGTGGAACCCAGCGAGCTGGTAGCCACGGCCGGCCCCGCCGGCCCCGCCGAAGAAGTCGACCATGCGGGGTTTGGTCACTGCTCGCTCGTTTCGGTTCGGCATCCGGCGGTGTAGGTGACAGTCCAGGTGTGGTACCGGTCCCAGTATCCTTTGGTGCGGGTGGCGGTGAGCACTTGCATACGCTTGTTGGCGTGGGGGTAGACGACGCGTACCGTCCGGTTGGCCCGCCAAACGGCAACCCATCTGGGGGTGACCAGCGGGCGCGCATGACTTCGGACACGGTGACGCAGGGGGTGGATGGGCCGGGTTTCGGGTGGGTGATGATCCGATGCCGGTCAAGGAAATGGACAAGGCTCATGTGGTGGGCACCCGCATCCGGCCTTTACGCATTTGAACGCATGCGTTGCGGAGGCAGGTCTTGAGCGGCCCGGGGTGCTCGGCGTGCAGCAGGACGGTGGCGGTCTCGATCAGGTTCAGGGCTTTCGCCAGGGACCGGCTTTTGTCCTGCACGATGACGGACAGTTCGTTGTTCTCGTGTTCGGCCGAGGCGAGTTCGTCGACAAGCCGTTCGAGGGTGGGTTTCGGGCTGGACTTGAGGAGATCGAGGAGGCTCACGCTTTGGCCTTTCCGGATTTGATGGCCCAGTCGCGGACGGTGGGCCAGTGCCAGAATTCGACGCCGTCGATGGTGAGGGCTGGGGTGGGGAAGGGGGTGGGGGTGAGGGTGGGGTGGCCGCGTAGGTAGGTGGGGGTGCGGGTGATCCAGTTGCCCACGGCCTGGTTGGCTACGCCGAGTTTGCGTGCGATGGTGGCTTGGATGACGAGGGCGTTGACTTGGATGGGAGGGTCGTCGGGGTTGGTGGTGCGGATGGATCGCATGGGGTGAGCGTACATGATGGGGTTGCCCAGCGCAACTGTTGACACCTTCAACACGGGAGGTTAAGCTATCCACAGGAGCTAACGAAGGAGCCCCCAATGATCACCACCGGCCGCATCTCGACCCGCCACAACGCCCGCACCCACATCGCCATCAACGGCAACACGATGTGCGGCACCAAGTCCCACGCCCCCATCGCCTACCCGTCGAAGACGTACGCTGGCATCGACCGGTCGCGGCTGTGCAAGCTGTGCTTCACCCCCGCACACCTCACCATCCTCCAGCGCGAGGTGACCAGCGCCCCCAGGTGGAACGCGGCGCTTGACAACTTCCTGTGCGACGTGCGCCTGATCGTGGGCCGCGAGCCGGAGACGGTGGAGGTGCGCACGGTGTTCCGGGTGGTGGCTCCGGTGGCTCCCAGGGTTCGGGAGATGGTGAAGCCGGCGCCTGGTACGTGGGGTGCGATGGCTGCGGGGTTCCGGAAGACGCATCCGCAGATGGCTGCGGCGGCTTAGTTGCGGGTGTGTCGTGTACTTGACACATGGCAGTGTTGACTCTATCAACACTGCCATGTAAGATAAAGATACACCGAGGGAGAGGAACCCCAATGAACACCAAGACCGCGAAGCCCACCACCACCGAAATCGCCCGCACCCTCCACGCCGCCACCACCACCCGCGACGAAGCTGTCGCCCTGGTCGCCACCCTCACCGCCACGCAGCGCACCGAACTCGCCCGGCTCTACCTCGACCCCGCAGACCGCAAAGGACGCGTCGCGCGGATCCGCGAAGACCTCGTCGACGCCACCTGGGGCGACCGGGTCCGCATGGCCAACCGGCTCGCCTACCTCCGCGCCTACAACGGCGACGAGACAACCCTCGCCTGCCTCCGCGCCGTGGGCGCCCGCTGAACCTGACGGTCGCACCGTCCCGCCCTCCACGGAGGGCGGGAGCGGGAGACACTCAGTCTCACCCAACGAAGGAGCACCCCATGCACGCCAGCCAGCTCGCCGACGTTAAGGCCCTCCTCCGCATCGTCGACACCGCGCCGCAGATCCTGCGCGACGAGATGATCGGCCAGTACTCCGGCATCATCGCCGTCTGCCGCTTCATCATCTCCGAGGAGGTCACCGCGATCAGCGACGCGTTCGCCGCCGACCTCGCCCAGTTGCGGGCCGACTTCCACACCCTCGTCATCTACCAGACCTGGCAGGCGCCGGGTGAGGACATCCCCTGCGTCGTCACCACCGACGAAGACGGCTTCATCACCTCCGACTCCACCCTGACGGTCGGTGGTATCCACGTCGCCACGTTCTCGCGCCGGGGCAGCGGGCGCCTCGCCACCCTGAGCCTCGCCACGATTTCCGGGCGGATCATCGGGCTGATGCTCAACGTGGCCGCCGACTTCAGCAAGGGTGCCGCTGCGCTCACCGAGATGCGCGACGACGAGGGCATGATCACCGGCTACAGCTTCAACGTCCGGCACCGCACGGTCTGACAGTCGCGCCGGCACACACGGGCTCGTACCGTGGGCGTCCGGGAGGCGATCAGCCCACCCCCATCCCTGAGGAGTGCCATGAGCAAGCAGCCCAAGTCCGAGCCGCTCGGCGACCGCACGCAGCGCCCCCACGACCCGGACGGTTGGCGGGTCGAACGTGACCACACCGAACCGACCGGCATCCAGCAGGACGACCGCAACGGCTGGCCCGCCGGTGACCCGAACCGGGGGCGCAGGGCATGACCACCACCGTTGACACCGAAGCGCCGGCGGTTGTGACCCGGGCGCAGGCTGGCGACCCTGCCGCGATCGCCGAGCTGTATGAGCAGTACTGGGGGTTGGTGTTCCGGTTCTGTTATCGGCGGACGAGTAACACGCACATGGCGGAGGATCTGGCCACGGACGTGTTCGTTCGCCTGATCAAAAAGGTCGACACGTTCGAATGGCGGGGGACTGCGCTCGGGGCGTGGCTTCTCATCGTGGCCCGGAACCTCATCGCTGACCGGTATAAGTCGAAGCCGTATCAGAAAGAAGTCCATTCCGGGGTGGGTGTCGACTACGCCAGCGAATACCCGGCAGTCGGCCCCAGCCCGGAAGACGTGGCGACCGATCTCATCACCCATGAGACGGTCATCCGCATGATGGACCAGCTCAGCCCAGATCAGCGGGAGGTGCTGCGTCTGCGGTTCCTGTGTGAGATGTCGATGGAGGAAGCCGCCGCCGCCATGGGCAAAGAGGTCAGCTCCATCAAGGCGTTGCAGTTCCGGGCGGTACGGTCGATGCGGCGCCTGTTCCCGGACGGGAGCCCTCTGTGAGCCCGCGTAAGAAGCTGTGGCGGGTGACGTCGGGGTGGACGTACGGGCGGAAAATCGACCCGGACAGTGTCCATCGTCCCGAGTCCAGGGCGAAGGCGTACCGCATCCACGTCGAGAACGCGCACCAGGCGAGAACCCACTCGTTCGTTCAGGTCTGGTACGACGCCCGCGACGGGCACGGGTGGCAGTTGTACGAAACCCTCCCGATCGAAGGCGGCCCGAAAGGGTGACGGTACGAGCGAAGGCCCCCACCGGGAGACATTCGGTGGGGGCCTTCGCTGTTGGAGCATCCCGCGGTGAGGGTATCAGGCGGTCACGGGGGAGCCGGCGGCGACCCAGGCTTCGCGGGCGGCGCGGGAGACGCGGCCGGATGCCTTGAGGGGGGTGCCCTGCGCGGTGTGCCAGGCCCGGATGGTGGTGTCGCGGGCCTTGTCCTCGGCGGACGGGGAACGCTTGGCGCGGGCGCCCTTGCCGAGCTTCCGGCCGGCGTCGAGGTACGGGGACACGGCGGCCATGAAGAGCTGGAAGTTGATGTCGCCGAGGTCGACTTCGGTCGCGACGCTGTCGATGACGATGGTGTGCGGCTTGGCGTCGGGGGTGCGGTCGAGGTCGTCGACTCGGATGGGCTGGGCGTTGATGACGGCCATGGTGGTCCTTTGCTATGTGGTGGGGCGATTGGTTTCGCCCATCATAGCGGTGCCATCCTGTTTTTGTTGCGTGAGGGTGGTGAGGTGCTTGTTCGTTTCGGTTTGCTGGTCGCGGATCATTGCCAGCATTTCGGTGGTGTTGCCGTTGACGTGGTTCTTCACGGCCTGGATTTCGCGGGTCTGTTCCTGGATTTTCGCTACGCCGAGGGTGGCGATGACGGGGATCACAACGAGCGACACCACGGTCAAGATGACCGTGGTGTCGACTTTCATCGCGGCGAGGACCGTCACGCACCCCACCACGAAGCAGGCAACGAAGGTTAGGGCTATGACAACAGCGCGGTCCACGGGAACCCTCTCGATTGGTTCCGAGGATCGTACTCCCTGCCGCGCTTCTCGTGTCATGTCAGCCGTTCAGCCTGTGCTTCCCCGCGTACGGTCCGCCCTGCCGGCGTTCCCACCGGTGCTGGAGTTTAGCGGCGATGGCCCCGCCGATCAGCATGAGGGTCATCGGGTGGGCCTCCAGCTCCACATGCGGACGGTGCGCTGCCCGGCGATGAGCTCGGCGAGGGGCTTCTCTTGCCCTGGGGCGCGGAAGGTCTCTCCGTCGGCGAGGGGCTGGTACGCGGTGCGGGTGTCGCGGTGCTTCCTGCGGATCATGGGATGCTCCTTCGGATAGAACGCGACCCTACCAACCGTGGTAGGGCCGCGTCCATAGACGGAGTGTGCCGGTCTACGCGGTCGGCTCTTCGGTGAACGTGAGCGTGTACGCCTTGCCCTGCTCGAACCGGTCAGCAACCGGCCCGTTGAGCGTCATGGTGAGGCTGAGCGCGGGCGTCCACTTCGCCCATTCCTTGTTCCGGTCGTCGTTGTAGTCGGCCCCGAACACGACAACCGCCTGACGGTTGTCGCCTTCGCCGGTCTCGGTCTTGCTGCCGCAGAAAATCTTCGCTGTGATCATGTCTCGGATCCTACCGTGGGCGCCCCGAACACCTCGGCCAGCTTCTCGGCGATGAACTCGTCACGCTGGTGGGGCTTCTCGTGGAAGAGGTAGTACTGGGCGCCATCGATCGGCCACCGACGGATGACGTGGGTCTTCCAGAGCAGGTTGAGTTCCCACGCGTTGTCCTGGGCCTTGTCGTCCCAGGTGGTGAGGAAACGGACCTCGAAGTTGAGGATCTCCCGCATCAGGATCGCCAGAGCGCCGCGCGGGTCGCGGGACCAGCTTGTCCGTCGCCGACCTTCCGCCCGTTGACGATCTTGACGGACTTCGCGACGTTGAACCGAACCTGGAACGCCGACAGAGCAGCGACCGTCTTCGCCCCCATGTCGCCGTCGATGGCGAGGGGGTACCAGTAGCCGTTCAGGTACGCCTGCAACTGCTTCACCTGCTCGCCCTCAGATCCCTCACGCAGCAGCGACCACACCGGCATCGACGGGATGAACAGCCACGGCACCTTCGACCCCTCGGCCGCGGAGGTGAGTTCGATTTCCTCGTGGATGTGCGTGAGGTGCTTGTTCTTCCCGTCGTACTCGTGCGGGGCCGCGCTGTCGACGTGCTTGTTCCAGATCCGCCCGTTGTGGATGACCAACCGGGTGGACGGGTGGTGGAGGCGGGTGGCGAGCATCGTCGGTTTGTGCCGGCGCGCTACCCCGCTGTCCCGGGCGTGGACGCAGCCCTTCGAGTCGGGGCAGTGCTTCGAGCTGCGGGGGTGGTTGTCGTCGCAGATCCACCCGTCCAAGCTCGTTTCGGTGCCGGGCCAACGCGCCATCTCGCCCTGGTGGAGACGGACCAGCGACGGCGCCTCGTACGCCTTAGGCATTGGCGGGTTCCTCGCCGTTGGCCGGCTGGTCGCCGCTTTCCGTGTCGGGGATGCGGTTGCCGGTGTGCTGTTCGGGGTTGTCGTCTTCGTCGACCACGGCGTTGGTGGTGTTGATCTCAGGGTCGGTCATGACGGGGAGTCTACCAGCGGCGGGGTGATCAGTTCGGTGGCGGATTCGTTCCAGGCGATCGAGTCCTGCTCGTACTGCTCGGCGAGTTCGCTGAGCCACCCACGCAGCCGGTTGCGGTAGCCGTCGTCGATGACCAGGAATGCCCATCCGGCGTTCTGGTACGGGGATGTGGAGGGGGACACCCACGCGCCGTGGATCTCGCTGGCGGCGGATTCGATGGCTCGGTGGGTGTCGTGGTGGAAGTTGAACCATTGGCGCTGGGTCAGCTTGTTATCGCTGTTGCCGATGGCGACGTGGACGATGAGGGGTTCGGGGGTTTCGTTTTCGGCCATGCGTGGATGGTACACGTTTTGCATCGGGCGCACGATTGAGGTAACCTCCGTGTAGCTCCGTCGCTCCTCTCCTGGTGACGATGTCCGGGGCTCGGGATGAACGCAAGCATCGGTTGCCTAGCTAAATGCGGGCGTAGGCGTGTCCGCGCCGGGAGTTCGATCCTCCCCATCCCACGCAGCACAGCGCCAGCCTATGCCGAACATGGAAACGGGAGTGTTGACCCAGTAATGGGGAAACCCCCATGGCGCAGAGGCGCTGCCGTCCCTTTCGGCAGGGACGGGGATGTGCGGGATGAGGGGCGGCTCTGTCGCTGCTCTGGCCGCATCCGTGGGGTTCGAGTCCCCCCATCCCACGGGTTGGAACATTAGATCGGCGGAACAAGCACCGGCCGAGGCAGGGATTGCTGCCAGACCCGGAAATGGCCACGCAGCCGCCTCATTGTCACCCGGCACGCGGCCATTAAACGCTGACAGCCCGGAAAGACGGGCACCCAGCGCCCCGTGAGTGGGGAATGCGAGCGTCACCCGGCACCGGGGTACGCGACGCGCACAACACAGGTGCCCCCGCCGGCGAGTGATGCCAAAGGGCTCGGGGTTGACCGCATCCACGACGGTACCGCCGGAATGTGGAGGCCCAGCGCCAGCGGGCCGTGCACCTCCCATTCCGCGATGGCGTGTTCGGGGCGGACTTCGTACCAGTTCCGATCGGCCGAGCCCTTCGGCGCGCGGTAGCGGAGTCGTTCGCCGAACCATCGGATCTCGCGGTCGGCGAAGCCGGGATATTGGCGGACGTTGGCGATGGCGCCCTCACGGGCCAGTTCCTCCGTGGTGTAAACCCCGATGACCCCGTTGTCGCACTCGTCGTTGGTGTTGTAGTAGGTGACCACCCACACCGTGGCCATCAGTGCCGCCTGCGCTTGCGCCTCTTGGCCGGCGTGACGTGGCTGGGCTTGTAGGGTCCGCCTGTGAACCGCCTGCGGGTGTGGTCGGTGCCCTCAGGGTCGACGCGGTAGGCGAGGCCGAGGAGGGCGCGGCCCTGCGTGGGTTCGAGGACCCCGACCGGCTTGGGCTTCGGCGGGTGGTTGAGCCGGTACGTCGCGATCCGGTACGCAGCGAACCAGCGCCGGTATTCCTCGCGCTCGTGGACACCAGCCCGATTGCGGAACGCGGCCCTGGTCTTCGGGATGGAACCGGTACCGACACCGAGGCGCGCTCCGTGGTCGCGGGCCCATTCGCTGCCGGGCCAGCGGGCGCAGTTCTCGGTGTGGTCCCAGCCGGGACCCCAGAACGAGCCGCATTCGCAAGTACGCATACCTGTCCTCTTGTCGTGGTTCATGCGGGTGATCCTACCGGTACGACGGTGAGCTTCCCGCCCGCGGCCTCCACCTTCTCGGCGACCTTTCGGCGGCGTCGCTTCCACCGGTCGTCGTCGTCTTTTACCTGCCAGATCACCCAGGCGAGAGCGAATCCTAGGACCGCGTTGAACCAGTCTGGGGAGCCGTGTGCGAGCTGGTAGGCGACGACGATGACGTGTGCGGGCAGGTACAGGGGGCGGAGTTCGAAGAACGCGTGACTGATGACGCGCGGCACTTCGCCTGTTACCAGCTTGCTCACCATGCGCAGGATGATGACGGACGGCATCAGCCAGTCGATCGCGTCGGCTACCCGATAGATCACGTTGACCATGTCTGCCCGCATCCCGTGCACGTCCAGATCTTGCGCGCCCCGCTGTCGACCAGCTCGGACTTGAGCCACGTCTCACCGGTGTTGCGCCCGTGGTGGACGCATCCCCGCTGCTGGATTTGGCGGCGTATGTTCTGGCCGACCCAGACCCCGGCGATGCAGACCACAATGATCACGATCCAGTGCGCCGGGTTCACCGCTGCGCCTCCTGTGCGAGGATCCGGAACGCGGCGAACAGTTGGTTGCCGACGAGGGTACCGATGAGGACCTGCTCCATGCGCTCGTCCGGGTTGTCGGCGGCGTACAGGGTGTTGTCGGTGGCCGCGACCGACTCGGCGGCCTGGGCGTACCGGCTGATCTGGAACCGGTGGATCGGCACCCCGTGGTCGAGGAGCGTGGTGAGCGCGGCCACCGCGGCGGCCCGCGCCGGGTGGTCCGGATCCCAGCCCATCTGCTTCGCGATGAAGTCGACCTCACCGGCGGCAATGGTGCTCGGCGGCCCGGTGACGGTCATGTCGTGGAGAACATCACCCATCATCTCCGTCGAGGCCTTCGCATGGAAGAGCCGCTTGACGAGGTCGACGGGGACCTTGACCACATGGACGAGGGTTTGAACCACCCGAACGCGGGTGACGTGACCCTCGCCGTACCGGTGCTGGTTGGGTGAGCTGGCGGTGCCGGCGGGGAGGACACCTTCGCGGAGGTAGTACTTCACGGTGGCGACGCTGGCCCCGGCGCGGTCGGCGAGTTCGGCGATTCTCATCGACGGCACCCGTCTGCGCAGTCGGGGGTGCAGGGGTTGCCGTTGGCCATGTTGGTGAGGTCTTGGCGTTCGGGCCAGGTGTAGCCGATGGTGTCGGCGAACGCTTTGATCTTGGGTGCGCCGTACTGGACGTAGTCGACCGCGTCCATCGCCTCGGCCACGTCATCACGGCCAGCGAGCCATGCGAGTTCGCGGAGCTTGTCCACGGATCGGCCAGCGCTGATCCCCCGGTGGTCTTCGATCTTCCCGAGCGCGAACTGGTAGTAGTCCGCGGTCTCCCCGTCGAGGTCCCGGGGCGGGTTGTTCCACTCGTCGGCGGTCGTCCCCTCCTTCAGGAACGGCTTCGCCTGGTCGAACGGCAGGAACATGAACAGGGCCTCGCGGCGGAACCCGAAGAAGTCGTTCGCGTCGTCGGCCAGGATCTCCTCAACGCGGGCGAGGATCTCTTCGGGTGTGCGGGTGAGCGGCATGGGATGCCCTTCGGTTAGTTGTGGTCTGCGGTTTCGTGGTTGAGGGCTTGGTGGGCGAGTTCGGCGAGGGTGACGCCGTCCTGGTTGCCGTCGAGGTCGCGGGCGGTGACGAGGACGGTGGTGGTTCCGTCCATGCCGCAGGCTCGGTCGCAGTGGAGGAACACGATGGCTTTGGGCCGTTCCTCGCTGGCGGGCATGGTCCCGATCTTGAACCGGTCGAGGATGCCTTCCTGATCACCGTCTTCGTCGCCGAGGATGCGGACCCGTTCGGCTTCGATGGCGGCACCGATGGGGTCGCGGTCGGTTGTCGGGTATTTGACATCGTTCGCCCATTCGCCGGTGGTGAGGGCGACGGTGACGGCTTGGACGATGGCTTGCGCAACCCAAGGGCGTTGGTCGCGGTCGCCCATCGAGTAGGAGTGGAGCAGGAACGTGGCCGCGTCGGTCGCGACCTGCTTCGGGGTTTTGTCGCTCATTCGGTTGGCTCCGGGAGTAGCGGGAACGGGCATGGGGGGATCTTCGTCACCCGGTAGCCAGCGGCAGCGAGTTCTTCGAGGAACGACCCGACGTGATGGGACAGCGGGTGCGCCCCAGCGCGCATGGCCTTCCACGATTCGAGGGCGTCGAGCAGCGTCGCGTACATGTCGTCATGCTCGCCTAGGTCGTCTGCCCGGATGTCGTCGAGGTCCGGGTCTGGGGGGTCGATCGGGTAGCTCATTCGGCGCCTCGGGTTTCTAGGGATTGGATGAGGTTCCGCATGCGGTGCTCGTACGCCATCTGCATGCCGGGGTCGGGGAACGCGGGATCGGTATCGCTGGTGAGGTGATCGGTGAGGAGAAGCGCGGCGGTGGTGAACACCTTCCGGTCGACCTCGCGCAGCCCAGCCAACGCGGCTTCACGACCACCGATGATCGCGCTCATTCGGAGGCTGCCCGGAGGCGGAGCATCTCCGCGATCAGGGCCGGTTCGTTGTCCACTCTCCACGGGATGAGGTCGTGCGCGGCCCGCAACGACTCGTACGTGTCGTGGCGCTCCCCGGCGTACAGCGGGCTGAACATGTTCTGATCAGAGTACGCGCATGTCTCCGCAGTGGAGTAGGTCCGCCACCTACTGCCCCCAGGGTCCGGGTGGCAGCGGCACTCCCACTCGGTGATGACCCAGCCATCGCCGCTTGGTGCGCCTTTCATGTTCTTTGTGGCTTCGTTCATTCGGTGCTCCCTTCGAGGATCGCCCGGTTTGCCTGGTCCTTCTCGGCGCGCCATTTCTGGTAGAGCAGATCTTCGGCTTTGGCCTTGGCTTTGGCCTTTTTCTGGGCTTCGGTACGCACCTGGTGGCGGCGCAGCAGTTCCTGTTGCACGGACTCTTCCCATGCGAGTTTGAACGCTGCGAGCGCCTCGGTGGCCTTTTCGATCGCATACCGGAACTCGAACGACCGGAGTTGCGCCTCGGTGAGCTGGGTGTCGCTCATTCGGTGGTGCTCCCTTCGAGGATGTTGCCTTCATTAAACATGGCCGTCATGGCGCGTCGGAAAGCGGGGCCTGCCGCTGCTAGTTGTTGTTCCGACAGGTTCAACTCGTCGAGCATCCTGCGCACCACGGACGCGAGTTTGCCGCCTTGCTCTTGGGCTGCGGTGATCCGCCGTTCCTCAATGTTCAACTTCGCTGCGTCGATGCACAGTTTCGACAGCCGGTCCCGTTCGTGACCGTCCAACGTGATGATCGCCCGGTGGTCTTCCCGGCTGATGTACAGCTCGCCACCCTTGCTCATCTCGTACACGTTGCCGATCACCGTCTTGTACAAAGCGAGCTGCCCCGGCGTGAGCCCGATCCTGAGCGCCATGTCCTCGTGCGGCTCCTCCTCGCCGCCGGGTTCGCCCTCGGCGCGCCACATCACATCGCCGGCTATACCGCGGTGCTGGATGGCGTTGAGGAGTTCGGCGTACATGGCGACGCGCCGGGCTGAGAGGCTGATGAGGTTGAGGATGGTTTGGATGGGGTCGACCCATTGGTCAGGTATTAACCCCCAGGCGTTGAGGGCTTGGGTGGCGATTTTGGTTTCTTGGGCGGTTTTGGTGTGTTCGTCCAACGTTTTGCCGGCGTGTGCTCGGCAGGCGTGGGTTCCTGGTGTTACCCAGTTGGAGCAGGGTTTGCCGTCTTTTCGGTGGTATCCGTAGTCGCCGCATATTTTTGAGGGTTTGTGGGCTGGTTTGATATAGTTAGTTCTGGACATGGGGTGTCCTTCTTATGGCTTGGTGTCATAGGTTGTTCACGTCCGCCCGGGAATGGTCCTATATAGGACTGTACCCCTCATTTCAACGCGATGAACCTTGCCCGGGCTTCGTCGCTCATCGGGACGCGCCAGATGCCCTTGATGGAACTCATGCCGAGGTCGGAGGGGTTGAGGCATGCTCCGTCTCGGCGGTGCTTGTCGAATCCGTGGACTCCGCCGAAGGTGCGGTGGCATCCCGAGGCAGCGCAGTGGGCCTCTGCGAGGGTGTGGGCCGCTGGCATGTTCCGTCGCACGGCCTGGATGCCCCGTGCCGCTGCGGCCTGAGGCCAGGGGCGGCCTTGCGGGTGTTGTTGGTGGGGTTGGATGCGTTGGCCTTCATCGTGCCTCCTGGTTGATCTGAGCCTGTTTTGATCTTGAAGGGAAGCCCCTGAGAACGCCTGAGAGCTTCCAGGCGCCCCAGGGGTAGCGCTCACCCCTCAGGAACCGGTCCTGAGCCCGCTACGGCCCTCCCAACGGTCGCTGCGACCACGTCGGGCGGGAACTCCCAGACCAGCGGCGGCGCGTCAAACTCGGGCACGTGGAACCGCAGCGTCGTCGCCTCGAACGGCACCGGGTTGTCCCACATGCAGAAGAACCGGGGTGTGTTGCCGGTCAACTCGGCGAGCGCGACCAGCTGCTCCCACGTCGGGTACAGGGCGCCGCGCTCCCACATGTCCACGTCGGGCTCAGCGGCGAGGCAGGCCGTGTCGACCTCCGGGCCGTAGAGCCCTTTGGCGTCGAGGGCGAAGCTGATCGCGGCGGGACGGACGAGGCCCGCCTGCCACATGCGCTTGGCCTCGGCAAGTGACCGTTCGATTCGGGCATCGCCGGCGGCTTGGGCGAGCTTGTCGCGGTTACGGTCGGTGCGGATCTTCGCGTGGAGGGCGGTGACCTGATCGTCGGTGAGGCGAACCCCGGCTTTGCCCCAGTGTCCTCGGCGTTTGATGGGCGGCGGCGGGGTGGGCATCAGGCTTCCATTTCGGCGGAGCGGATCGAGGCGAGGATCTCGGCGGCCAGCCATTCCGGGCGGCCCCAGATGACGTTGGGTTCGCGGTGGGGTTGCTGGGTGATCCGGGTGACGGTGCTGTGGTCGTCGTGGTCGATGGGCAGGGCGCGCATGATCGCGGCGGTGAGCTGCTCGTCGGTGAGTGCGTGGGGCCAGTCGCATCTCTGGTCGCGGAGCATGCGGGAGACCTCGTCGCGGGCGGCGGCGATTTCGGCTTCGGTGGTCATCACTGCTGCCTCCATCCGGGGCCGAGGTTGGCGTGGACTTTGCCGCAGGGGACGCATTGCGCTTTTCGGGTGTAGCCCTCGTCGAGGGACACGGACACCCAGCTTGTGGAGCCGCAGGCTGGGCAACGGTGCTCGGCGTCGGCGGACGGTTCGCCGGTCCGGGCGGCGTTGCCGGTGTTGACGATGCCGCCGGTGGCGAGTTTGGGCCAGGTGCGGGGGTTGGGGTGTGCGTTGGTGGAGTGGTCGCCTTCGTGGCCCTTGGCGAGGAAGCAGGTGAGGGTGTTGCTGCTGCCATGCCATCCGTCTGCCCTGCACCATTCGACGGGCGCCGTGACGATCGGGTAGCCGGGCCCGGTGGGGGGTTGGTTGTCGTGGTCGCCGGGGTGGCCTTCGGGGAGGAAGCAGGCGAGTCGGGCGAGGTGGGGTTCGGCGACGGGGAAGCCGGGGCAGAGCTTCGGGGGGGTGGGGAGTTCGGCGAGGGGCGGCATGTCGAGCTGGTCGGCGAGTTTTTCGATGGGGCCGCAGTCGGGGCACTCGATGAACTCCCAGAGTTTGGCGTTCTCGCCGGTCAGCTTGCCGAGGGCGGCGGCG